TATCTATGATTCCTAGTTGGGTACTGATACTCTCTATCCCTGTGCTGATAGCAATCATTGCGCTGCTATTGCGCTCAATGTCCAACGGAAAGGTGTTTAAAGATGAATAGAAAACATTGTTTATGCGGTATGAGCGGCTCGTTTTTGATTGCAAGCGCTGCTCTATGTTTGATGCTTTCAGGATGCGCCGATGGAGTTCGGGAACTCAATACATAACATATATTTGAATCATATATCTGTAAGCTCTACATCAGAGAATTAAATAGTTAAATTGTAATCATAATATAAGGAATAACCCAATGAACTGTAGGAACTGTATCAAATTTGTGCTTGTTTTAATTACTGTTAGCCTCATGTCAGGATGCGCTTCCACCTCTCCGATTGACGTGGCTAAAGAGATGGGTAGCGCCGGTAACACCGACCAGGCTCAAGTAAACGCCTGTCTTGCCTTTGCTGAACGTCAAGAGGATAAGGAGATGGTAAGATATGAAAAGCTTTCGAGCGAACACCTGGCACCGGCCTTGATGCATAGGGACACGATGAAAATGGTCACCAATGTTTTCGGGAAAGAACAAAACATCTGTAAACCTGGAACTAATATGTGGGACGCTTACATCGTCTGGGCAAAGGAAGAAGGTCAAACCAAGCGACAATACTCAGCTGATGCTTCAGGCGTTGCAAAGTTTGGTATCGTAACGACTGGCGCTGTTAAGCTTGCCGACAGTCTCATGGGTGCTGCAGGTGACAAGATTACTGGCGATAAGCTTACCAGTGGGCGCGACACCAATAAATCTAATGGTGACTTGACCAATAGCGGTACGAATACCGTTGAGAACACCAATACCTCTACAGTTCAAGTTCAGCGCACCGGAGACAATTCAACAAACAACGCCAATCCACCTGCAGAAGTAAAGGAAGAAGCACCCTTGGAAGAAGCTGTAGTAGAGTGATCTGTCCTGAATGCAACCAATCGTTCAACAGTAAAATATGCCCCTGGTGTGGATGGTCGCCCGGGGGCTGTTGAAATAATAAACTCTCGATAGGATATCGAATGAAAAGAATAGCTGTACTGCTTATAGCAGGCTTCCTCTTTGTTTCTTTGGCTCAAGCAGAGCCTTATAACAGAGCGAAGCAATTCGGTCATGGATGGGCCGATATGGACCATGATGGCCTTGATACCCGGGAAGAGCTAATCGATCGTGATATGCTTCTCCCTGGGGAGATCCTCTGTGAATACACAGGGGAGTTACACTCTGTATGCTCTACTCAAGCTGAACATGTAATACCCCTATCCTGGGCTTGGCAACATGGTGCTGAAGGTTGGAGCCAAGAACAAAGAATAGCCTTCGCCAACGATGAGTCTCTACTCTTAATGGTGTATGGCCCGGTTAATCAATCAAAGGGTGATAGAGGCTACTCTGAGTGGCTTCCTCCACGCATACGCTTCATACCTAAATATCTAGCCATGTGGGTTGCCGGCTGTAAGAAATACAACCTTGAATGTGACTATGAGGCCTTAACGCTGCTATCCGTGCGCTACTCAATGATGGCTAATGGGGTAAAACCATGAAACCATCTGAACTCATAAAAGAATTATTAGACCGTGAGGAAGCTATACCCCTCATAGACAGCGGTAAGGTAGTCACACTTGTAGGTGGAGATGCCGTCATCCGATCAAGGGCTATCCGTGAGTGTTGGTACTTAGCCCTAAAAGGAGAGGCTGATGCAGATAAGGGACTTTGATATTGCTTATGATAAAACAATGGGACACGAGGGCTTAAACCTCCTTACCAACGATAAACGAGATAGAGGTGGTCAAACCTATTCGGGTATCAGCCGTGTCTATTGGCCGGATTGGATTGGCTGGAAACTTGTCGACCAGTGGGCTAAAACAGGTGAAGAGTTTCCTATCCTGGATGATATGGTGAAGGACTTTTACCGTGTAAACTTCTGGAACCGTATCAATGGCGATAAGCTTGCAGAGTTATCACCAGCTATCGCTTATGAGGTATTTGATACCGCGGTAAACGTAGGGGTAACTCAAGCTATATGCTTTATGCAAGAAGCATACAATGTGTGTTGTGGTACTCTTGGTTCACTCATAGTAGACGGTAAACTGGGTAACACAACACTAGCTGTAATAAAAAACTATCTTGAATCTCGTCCTGGTATCTTCAGTCTGAACCAAGAAATACTACTCAACTGTATGAATGGTGAGCAGTACATCCACTACAAGGGCAACCCTCAACATAAAGTCTATAGAGGGTGGTTTACTCGAGTATAAAAACCGAAACTCAAAACAGTAAAAACTGTTTCGCTTTCCTATTGAAGTGAAACCTCTGTTACACCTATCGAATAACAGCTTGTCAGGAGATCAGTAAATTTATCTCTAAGTTTTACCTTAAAACTGTCTGAAACAAAAAAGGCCTTAGCAAGTATTCATTTTGCTAAGGCCTTAGTTTTTTATGCTAGGAATTTTCACTGCACCTACTGCATGTACCCTACTGTCAGTGCAGTGCGTGAACCCTTGATTTTATTGACTCATCAGCCAGGTTGCATCCTCCCGAACGCTGTGCTCTACCAGACTGAGCCACTCCCCGACTTGTTGAAATCACTGCTTATTTTTTACTTTTTGCCTTTCCTCTAAGAGGAATACTGCACTCCGTAGGTGCAGTGTAAGATAATTCTGGTAATGCATTAATAGCAGTAACTTTTACATCCCCCATTACATGCGCATAATGCTTTAGCATAGTCCTTACATCGTGTCCAGAAATATTTGCTATCGTATGTATGTCTATCCCTGAATGGATCAAAGTAGTAACGAAAGCGTGTCTAAGGCTGTATAAGGGAATCTTTCTATCACTGACACCAGCTCTACGCTTTGCCGCATTAAAGGCTGTCTTGAGGCTCTTTATAGGCTTACCGTTCCAATGGATGATATGTTGATCAACCCTACAACCATCCTTCTCATACCAGACTCGTAGAGGCAATGCCGGATGAATAGGTATTTCTCGTTGAGCCGATCCGCCTTTAAGAGCACTTATTATAGTTATAGCGTTAGCAGACCAGTTCACCTGGGAATAGCGTATAGATAGCAATTCTACAGCTCCTGGGCGCATACCACAGAAATATGCTAATAGCATGGATCTCTGGAGATGTTCATTTGAACACGATATGATCTTCTCAATCTCTTCTTGAGAAGGAGGCTGTATAACAGCATCATCCCGAGTAGGCATATCGTAGTTATCCATAGGGTTACGCGTCAGCATATTACGCCGCACAGCCCAATTAAGAATAGCCCTTACATCTGATAGCTCTCTATGAATAGTCGTCATCTTGACGCTTGTGGACCGCACAGCAACGTAATGATCAAGGATTCGATGATCTATCCTACTGGCCGGCTTACTCCCGAGTAACGGGAGGATCACCCTACTGAGCTTATATTCAGCATTACTGAAGGACACTTCTGACATAGAGGGCTTTTTCCACAGCATGTAATAATTAGCCAGCTCTACAAAATGGACACCAACTGCACCCCCCTGGGTAGGTGCAGTTTGAGCTACTGTCTTATTGAAAGCTTCAGCGTTACCTCGAGCTTCTGAACCAAGACCAAAATACCTCCTTCGGGTCTTGCCGTCCTCCTTCCACTGGACAAATGTCTGTCCATCGCTTTTTCTTGTGGAGACTGACATTATTCAACCGCAACTACTTTTTTCTTGTGGCTGCGTACAGGAACAACTTCTTTTGGAGGAGTCCACCCTTTAGCCATAAATATGGTTATATATTCTTCAGTTAGCTCAGATACTATTACTACGTGCATAACTATTCCCGAAGATGAAAACACAGGGTACCCACTGTAACAATAGAGTTTATCTTCATACGTAACTAAAACCTTAGCAGGTTTACCTGTTTTGAATACTGTTGCAGCAATACACTCACCTGTATCAGGACAACAAGAAGAGTCTTTACACGAATCATCTTCACCTAAATGGTACAGCTCAGTATATGCACGATTACAATAAATAATGGTAAAATTACGATCGACTACCTTTATCGCAGAATTAATCGAATTAATGACCGACTGCTCTTGAGCTAATCGAGTTACAAGCCTGTTACGTTCACTCACTAAAGTTTTTACAGTCTCACCTATATCTTTAGCCATCTGTAAAAACTTATCTGTAATACTCAAATTAAACTCGGCAGCAGCACTCAGCAAATCACTGGATGTCATATCAGATAATTTGAACGCATCTATAAAAGATGGAGGTACTTTTGCCTTCGGTTCATATCGGGTGTCCATAGGAGATTCCCCTTTACCCAAAGAAATAATCTCCTCAACCGTCAAACCTGCCTTCTCAGCAAGAGCATGTCTCATAGGCTGAGATGTACCGCTTCTGCCACGAAGAATATTTGACATATTAACCTTACTTGTGATGCCTGCGGCAAACTCTTCCTGAGTAGGCCAGGATCTCCGAATAACTGTTTTAAGTCCTGATATAAAATTCTTCATATCATCGTCTTTCATACCATACCCCCCTGTAAAGGTATTTAAGTTAACATCAGATACCATCATTTAATGTTGATGTTAGCCTATACCCTAAGCAAAATTAAAGTCAACATAATTTTTTTAATTTATTTATGTCACCATATCTGTGTGACTATGTAAACACCATAGGGCTAGAGTTTAACATCAAGATATTTTTACTCTATTTATTATTTAACATTAAGCGTTTACATTAAGCTTTTATTAATGTATTTTTGTCTTCTTTAATGGCAATTAATGCGAAAATAATTTTAAATGAAAGGTCGGAGATAATTTGAAACGAATATACGTAACGAACCAAACAAAGTTAGCGTCAATTATAGGCGTGACCATTCAACATCTATCCAATGTAAAGCATGGAAAAAGTGGGGTGAGTGATGAATTAGCCAAACTCCTGGAACAAATAACAGGAATAAAAAGAACACTTTGGATGTCGGCTACCCGCGTAAAAACATTACAGCGAGAGCTTAATACCTTTTTTAAAAAACAAAAGGAAGAGGAAAGTATCTCTCAAAGGACGATCGTATGAGTACACACGAGCTATCAGAAGCAGAACGCACAGCAGATGAACTGGAAGCTATGGGTACAGAGCTACATCGCAAGGCAGCATCACTCAGAGCTGCATACGGGGTACCTCTTGATCCAAAAAGAAAAGTAGAATTCTTATTTCACCCTAAGCCTAAAAACCGAACCAAGAAAACAACTACCCCAGGCAAGGTGTCCTGATGGGAGTCAGATCCTATCTCCTAATTCATAATATGGAAAGATGTACAGACTGCGGAATGTGCTCTTGTCACCTACCTACGTTCCTCACAGAGCACGATGGGACAGTAATTGTATCAGAGTCCAACTTCAATAAAGAACCCATCAGAGAGGCCATCCTCAATGCAATTGAGGACTGTCCCAATAATGCTATCTCTATAGAGATGGTTTGATTGAATACACGGATATCTACCAAGACATTTACATGCATCTACAGGGCGTGCGGATCGCCCAAAAGCGATCCGGTCCCTTTGCGCATTCACTGTCTTGGTAGATATCCTAGTTAAAAGGGGATTTACCCCATGTAAATAATGGAAGGAGGGATTGTGTGTCAGCAAACGACGCAGCGCAGCGGAGTCGTGCCAGCTAGACGGAAACAATCCAGACTGACATTATTTACATGGGATAGAAATAAAGAAGAAGTAGTCCATAATTAAAATAAGAAACCCTAGTATATAGTATATATACTAATATATGGCCTGATTTTTCACTGTAAAAACCCTGTAACCCTTACTGGTGCTACGTTTCAGAGCAGTTTTTTATGTTACAAATACTGCCCCAAATGGGGGGTCTGTATGACAAATCGTGCCCCAAATAGGGTGGTTTGGGGCACGATTTGTAATCTAAAATTTATCCTAGCATAATGGAGTACAATGAAGCGAAGTAAACCTAGAAAAAACATCGATCGTTATACCACAATAGTAAAACGTAACAAACATGATCGTCCTGCAACAAACAAATATGCTACAGCAGCCCAGAAGAGAAACCTTGTAAATAAACTTGGGTTAACCTGTGCTTATGTATTCGGTCATTACATGGATAAAGCCAATACAGAAGGGTATACCTTTTGTGATGTACAGGTAGCTAAGTACTTAGGACTACCTGAATATGCAGTACAAAGAGCAAGACTTGCCTTAACAAAATATGGTTGGTTTTATCAAAACTTATCCATATCAACAGACACTAAAAAAGAACGAACCCTCAACACCTTCTTAGGTGAAGCCGCAGTACATGAGTACCACAAATACAATTCCAATTCTAAATTTGAAGATAACTTCAAGAAGTTAGAAGAGGAGTTTGAGCAGGATATTTAGGTTTATTGGTTCATCCCCTCCGGGGATTGTTGTAGCCTTCAACAGGCAAAAATTAATTTCAAATTACAGGAGAACAGATGCAGGTAGATACATTAACAAACAACAGCGGAGTACCCTTGTCTATAGCCGTATGGTTGGCACATGACAACTATGACTACATAGACGATCCCAACTATATAAGTGTCACCACCTTAATCAAAAGCCCGCGACAGATCATCCTTGGCCGCCGTATTGGTATAGTTGAGCAGCCGGCACCCGATGTAGCTGGAAGAATGGCTGGTGCAATCGGATCCTCTATTCACGGCAGCATTGAAGACGCTTGGTACAACCACCATAAAGAGTGCTTGGCTAAACTCGGTTATCCCGAGAAGATAATTGATCGTATCAAGATCAATCCTGAGCCAAGTGAACTAATACCCGGGATCATCCCGATCTACATGGAGAAGCGTGTAGAGCGTACAGTGGGTAGCTTTACCATTGGTGGTAAGTACGACTTCATTGGTGACGGTCAGCTGGAGGACTTCAAGACAACCGGCGTGTATTCTTACATGTCCGGATCAAATGACTGGAAATACAAGCTGCAGGGTAGTTTGTATCGTTGGCTCAATCCTGAAATCGTTACCGGTTCCCACCTGAGCATTCAGTTTATTTTTACTGATTGGTCAAAGAAAGACTCCATCATTCAAGCTGCCAAAGGATATCCGGCTACCAAGATATTTCAGCATAAGATCCCTCTCATTTCAGTACCAGAAACCCAAGTATGGGTTGAAGAGAAGATCCGTTTACTGGAGAGCCTGGAAGATACCCCTGAATGTGACCTCCCACTATGCGAGGCTAACGATCTCTGGCAAGACGAGCCTACCTACAAGTATTACAAGAACCCCGCTAAAAAGACTCGTAGTACCGCTAATTTCACTACCTCTGCAGAAGCTACTATTCGTTGGATTGAGGACGGTAGATGCGGTGAAGTAGTCACTGTTCCAGGCACATGTAAAGGCTGTCTTTACTGTGATGCATTCCATCAATGTACTCAAAAAGATTCCCTGATAGCAGCGGGATCATTGAAAGTTTAAGGAGAAATATGAAGTCATTAGACACTGTACCGTATCATGGTATGGCTGAGAAGCTTGTAGAAATTCTCTGTCAAAAAACACAAAATGCAAGTCCTCAGTTCTTTAGAGTGCTCATAAGCTACCACCTTGCAAAGGTGGCATCCATGATGCGAGTAATGGTTCAGTCTAAAGACAGAGGTATTATCCCAGTTAACTTGTATGCCATAAACCTTGCGGCTAGTGGTCAAGGTAAAGGCCACTCTACAGATATCATCGAGGAACAAATTACCAACAAGTTTTATAATGTGTTCTTCGATCAGACCTACCCGGTAGTCGTAGAAGAGAACCTTGCTAAATTAGCCGTTAAACGGGCCAACATCAAAGAGCTTGATCCTGATGAGCAGATAGCTGTAGTCACCAAGGAGTTTGAAGCCTTGGGGCCATTACTGACAGCATTCGACTCAGGTACGACTGCAGCAGTTAAGCAGATGCACCATAAGCTTCTTATGTGTGAAATCGGGTCCATGAACTTCGAGATGGATGAGATTGGCTCAAATCTCCTGGGTAATGCCGATATACTCGGTACATTCCTTGAGCTGTTTGACAAAGGTAAGATCAAGAAAAAGCTTACCAAGAATACCAAGGAGAACAGTCGTAATGAAGAAATCATCGGCAATACACCGGCTAACTTATTACTATTTGGTACACCGAGTAAACTTCTCGACGGGTCTAAAGTAGAGGACGAATTCTATTCTTTCCTCGAAACAGGTTACGCCAGGCGGTGCATGTTTGGTTATACCCGAACCACAAACAAAAACATCAATATGACACCGGAGGATGTCTATGATGCACTAACCGATACAAGTACCAATTCCTTCGTTTCAGATGTCAGCACTAAGCTTGGTCAGTTGGCCGGCATCACCAATTACAACAAAATTATCACCGTGTCTAAACCAGTGAGCCTATTGCTCATTGAATATCGTCAATCGTGCGAGCGTCAAGCTGCAGCTCTAAGTGAACATGAGGATATTCTCAAAGCTGAAATATCCCATCGCTATTTTAAGACACTCAAGCTTGCCGGCGCATACGCCTTTATTGACGGTCAATCAGAGGTTACAGAGGACAACCTGTACTCTGCTATCAAAATGACAGAAGAGTCAGGGGTGGCCTTCAGGAAGCTTCTGAAGCGTGATCGTGCTTATGTCAAGTTGGCTAAGTACATTGCCAATGTAGGGCATGAAGTAACTCATGCTGATATGACAGAGGATCTTCCTTTTTATCGTGGTTCTGGGGCTACTAAAGCGGAGCAGATGCAGTTAGCTATAGCCTGGGGCTATAAGAATCAGATCATCATCAAAAAGTCCTACAGCAGCGGTATCGAGTTCCTTACCGGTGAAACGCTGAAAGCTACGGACCTCAGTAAAATGAGGCTTGCCTACAGTACTGAATGGACTGAGAACTATAAAAATGTAACAGCACCATTTGATAAGCTTCACCAGCTTACCCAAAAGGATGATCTTCACTGGATAACCCATCATCTGTCAGAAGGTCATCGTCATGAAGAAGGTATCATATCCGGATTCAATATGGTGGTCATCGATGTCGATGGTAGCGTGTCTGTAGATAGTGTCAAAGCTATACTGAAAGACTACGTATGCATGATCTATACTACAAAACGTCATACAGCTGCAGTTAACCGATTCAGGATAATCCTACCTATCAATTACTACATCAAACTGGACTCTGTAGAATTTAAAGAGTTCATGGCAAACATCTTTGAGTGGCTGCCATTTGAGGTAGACACTGCAACCGGTCAGCGATCCCGTAAATGGATGACCTTTAATGGTCACTACGAGTATCTCAATGAGAACAACCCTGATGCAAAGTTGCTTGATGCACTGGAATTCATACCTAAAACTACCAAGAATGACGAGCGTAAAAAGGATATGCAGACCATGAAATCACTCAACAATGTAGAGAGGTGGTTCATTAATAACACCGGGGACGGTAATCGCAATAACCAGCTTATCCGCTATGCAATGATGCAGGCTGATTCTGGTATGGCGTTTGATGTTATCAGGAATAATGTCATTGCACTTAATGATAAGCTTCCAGATAAACTCTCAGATAGTGAATTAACATCTACTATCCTAACCTCTGTATCTCGGGCTATTGCCGGTAGAGCTGCTAAAACAAATTAATATAAGGAGATTTATGGCAGGAGAAATCAACGACAACCTTGTGCTTATCTGTGGAGAAAGCACAGGGGGTAAAACGGCATCATTGCGTAATATCAATGATCCGGAAGGGGTCATGTATCAAAATTGCGAGGCAGGTAAAAAATGCCCATTCGCTTCAAAGTTCAAACAATTCATCATCACAGATCCTCTTCAGGTGTACGCAGGATTTGATGCTGCAGAAACGGATAAGTATAAGGCTATCCACACAATCGTTGTGGATAGCCTTACTTTCCTCATGGATATGTACGAGAGTGTTCATGTACTGACGGCTACCGATGGTCAAAAGGCATGGCAAGCATATCAGCAGTTCTTCAAAAATCTCATGCAACAGTACGTTGCCAGGTCGACAAAGAATGTAATCTTTACAGCACATGTACTGACTACTCTCAATGAGACTGAGCATATCATGGAGAAGAAGGTACCGGTCAAGGGAGCACTGAAGAATAATGGGTTGGAAAGCTACTTCAGTGTAGTAGTTTCAGCACGTAAAGTACCTCTTAAAATGCTGGAAGCATACAAGAATCCCTTACTTACCATCTCACCTGATGAGGAACTCATCGGCGTAAAGCATGTGTATCAAACCAGGCTTACCAAAGAAACTGTCAACGAGCGTATACGTGCCCCGATGGGGATGTGGCAGATTAATGAAACCTTCATTAACAATGACGCTCAAGTATTACTTGATCGATTAAAACAGTATTACAATTAATTAACGTAAGATAATCTTACATAACAATCATTAAGGAGTAAATAATGGGACAACTTTTAACTGGTTTGGATATCCCTTCTGATATCAAAGAGAATGGGGATTTCCTTGGCGGCTTCTCAGCACTTGAATCAGGTGTCTATGACGCTACGGTAGAGCTGGCATATATGTCAGTTGCTGATAGCGGAGCCAAAGCAGTAAACATCCTTCTGAAGACCTCTGATGGTCGTCAGATGCGTCAACAATTCTGGATTACTTCCGGTACGGCTAAAGGCTGCTTGCCTTATTACGTCAATCAGAAGACCCTGGAGAAGAAGTTTCTTCCCGGGTTTGAAATGGCACAACACCTTTGCCTGCTTACTGCGGGTAAAGCTATCAACACTCTGGAAACCGAAGAGAAGGTTATTAACCTGTACTCTCCTGCTGAAGGTAAAGAGCTGCCTACGAAAGTAGACATGCTTGTAGACCTCCTGGGTAAACCGATCACTGCCGGCATTGTCAAACAGATAGTCGACAAGACCAAGAAGAATGACCAAACCGGTGTTTATGAGCCTACTGGTGAAGTCCGTACTGAGAACGAGATCGATAAGTTCTTTCGTACTCGTGACGGTATGACCGTAACCGAAATCAAGGCCAAAGCTACCGAAGCCAAATTTAAAACCCAATGGTCCGATAAATGGGATGGTCAAATCCGTGACAAGTCCACCAAGACTGCTGGTGTACATGGCACCTCCGGCGCACCTAGCAAACCAGGTAAACCCGCTAACAATACAGCAGACTCCTTGTTTGCTTGATTGGTTCAAGCTACTGCTATCTACGGGTAGCGATAGTATCTAGTAATCTTTAACAAGAAGGAATCCACCTATGGATATTACCATCACGATGGTTCAATCTGAAATCATCGATGCAATCAAGTCATATCTTGATAAGCATGACATCCTTACCTCGGGTAAGGAGATTGAAATCAGCCTTACTGCAAGCCGATCACCAGCAGGCCACTCTGCGGTAATTGCTATTAAGGGTAATCTTAATGCCCTTTCTACTGCCGGCATGATGGCCCCTGTACTGACTACTCCGGAAGTCAATCCTCCATCTGCACCGGTAGCTACTCCTGCAGATGAATCACTGTTTGCTGAGGTTGTACAAGAACCAGTAAAGCAAACCCGTAAGCCTCGTACCCCGGCTGCACCAGCACCGGAGCCTACACCGGTACAAGTAGCTCAGGTTGCAGATGTAGTTGAAGATCTGTTCTCTGAGGCCAGCAATAATGCCGTAGAAGAGACTGTAGCTGAAGTTACCGAAGAAGAAGAATCACTCTTCGGGGCATAAAGCGTATGCTCAGAGTATTACGTGATTCTGCGATTACAGTCGCTATCGTCATTGTAATATGCATAGGAGCAACTCTTGTACCGGTGATTACAGCAGTCATTACAGTTATAGGGGTGCTGCTTTGTATCTGCGCTATTGCAACTATAATCTACTCAGTTCTGCATGATACTGTAGACTGATTTTTTAAACATCAAAAAGGAAGATTATGAAAGATACACTCGTTGAAGTTGAAACCTTATTTAAGGAGTTTACCGCCGATGCCAATAAGCTTGTATCAAGTGGTAATAAGTCTGCTGGAACTCGTTCTCGGGTTATTATTTCGCGCATTAATGCTGCGTTAAAGAAATGGCGTCAAGTATCAAATAAGGCTGCATAACAACCCATCCAGCGGAACCGGGCCACTGACCTATAAATTAATTGCGGAGTATTCCCGGTTTCCGCTGTATGGGCTGTTGGGCATTTGCCCGTAACTTTTAAAGGTGAAAAAATGACAAAAGCAATTCGAGTAGAAAACGCAGACACCAGTGACCACAAGGTAATGGTGCAAGTATGGGAGAAGGGGCCGGATGGTGGACATGCAAAAATGATCAGCGAGCATCCACTGAATCACCCGACATCGATGATAGAAAAGACTATTTGGGAAGACCACTTTCTGCTCATCAAGGAAGTATGAATTCATGGGCGGTGTGAATGTATGCCGCCCAACGTGCGGATAAGCCGCCCGGAGCTGTTCCGGGTCGGAATTATTGGCTGTTAGCGGAACAGGGGGAAATATGCAAAATAGATATGTGGTAGAATACTACAACGGTGAGAATCTGGTTGTAAGGATTGCTTCGTCAATCGTACCGCCAGTCGGCAGCAAAATTAGTATTCGAGGAAAAACATGGGGTGTGGCGCGGGTTACATTCGCGATCGACCACGTTGAAAAGATTAGCGAAAGATCAACGCGCGCAAATGTCGATCTTCAAGAATGCTAACAGTGTAATAAGTGGAAAACAACCCACTGGCTAAACGTACCCGCCGATCGATGAGTATACTCTTTGCCATTTTCACCAACCGGTTAGTGAGAATACCGAGTATTGCAATCAAGCGAAAAACCTTGTGCGTGACTGTAGGAGAGACTATATTAAATTTGACTTTATGGATCAGTAGGACAAAGAGGAGACAGGGATAGCAGCAACGAACAGGTACTAGGCTGACAGTCTACATCGACGGATGAATAATAGACAGGTCACACGTACACTCGGAATCCTAAAAGTGAAGAGGCGAGTCGTGCCGTCAAACTTAACACCGAAAGCTTGCTAACTACTGATTCATTCTTATTTTACAGAGGCAACGGGAAAACGTACTGTCCCACCATGAGCTGGTATGCCCGGGTGTAAACATACTGGCGAGCAATAGTGGATAATCTTGTGCGTGACATTGCTGGAGAGACAGCCCATTAAACCAGAAAATGCCCCTCAATCTATTGCTATGAGCTAGCTTGGATTGAGGGGCATTTTTTTTATTTAGCCGCCATTGCAGCTTCAATAAATGGTTGAGCAGGATCTTCTAGCAACTGCACTATTATAGACTCATCCATACTATCTATAAAGGCAGAGAAGGGATTCTCAATTAAATTGAGAGGATTCTTACTTAAGAATGGTACTGAGTTCCATATACTAGGTAAACCAAAAGCACCAGCCATAAGGAATGCTGTAATAGCCTCAAAAGGATGTTCCTTGATAGCATTAGCTATAGGCTTCAATATACGAAGGAAATACTTGCTGTACCATATAAAACCCATAGCATTACCATACTCAATCATCTTATGAGTAGGTAAGTTGAAGTTTACAAATTCATGAATTACCTGAGCTACAGCTTTTTTATGAATGAAATCAGCAATAGCTTTCTCAGTCTTATGCCCTGCAGCTATAGCCTCATCGTACTTGAATCGCTCTTTACCCCGGGAAGGATCAGTGTACCATTTATACATTGTGTACCTACTGACAAAATCCGTAGCCTTGACTGCATTATTAAGCATCTTGTACCCTGCAGTATCTTCAGCAAGAAAGATGACCTTACCACTCTTCAGGACAGTCTTATTTAGCTTACTTGTTAATTTACTTACAGCAGTGTCCAGCTGTCCAGGATAAGGAGACTGTACGTTACTTGTCTCTATCTCATCAACGATCGATTGTAATACACCTGCATCAACCAGAGGTGTTACAGGATTACGCGCAAGAGCATCATCCAACTCATTGACCTTAGTCTCAAGAACTTGAATACGAGAGTCTAGTGTTTGTTGGTTCAAAGCAGCAGTAGGTTTCATTCCTTTAAGAATCTTCAACTGTACCTTAGCTCTACCGAGTGCTGTAGCATCAGCTTCATAATGAAGCATACCCATAATAGAATCTTGATTCTGTTTAGCCATGAAGGTTGTAGGTACACCCATTGCTTTACAGTAGTTGGTATTACTCAAACTATTACCAGCAGTAACAGTGAGTGTCCTTACAATGACGTTATTCTTAGTAATCTTGGTAGTATCTTGAATAGCATCTTCAATGTCTTTCATACGCTGAATTTTCTTGTCCTTGAACAAGGCTTGAGCTGTATTAACAATCAGAGTCTCCAACACATTACGTTCAGCAGGGGTCTTACCAAAGGCTTCAGTAATAGAATACTTGGTTGAACCAAAAGCTAAATTAACTATATCCTTGGCAACAAACATCTTATTGTCACCCCAGATACGCTTAATATCCTGTTTAGCTGAAGCGGGTAGTTTATGATACATGGACCTGAGTTCAGGATTCTTCGAGTACGGGCTTATCTCTACATATAGAGGAAACCTCTCTTTGTACTCTGCATCATACACATCCTTGAGAGCAGAAATACCCCGAGTGTTTATTTCTTTGGTTCCGACCTTATCAACTATCTGGCCGGCCATTGCTCCAAGGATATCAGCATAGTCCTTGTGTTGCTCAAGGATATCTTCCTTCATAGCCTCAGACATCTCATAGCGATACTCTACAATCTGACCCTGGTCATTGACCTTGGGTATCATATAATTTTTAGTAGGGGCATTACGATCAAATGGGGCCATCTTATGCTTAAACTGGTCATTCAATGCCATCTGCTTGGCCGCTATTAAACGATTATTATATTGAGCACCTCTAGTACCAGAAACACCCAGTTGCTCTTGTATATGGCGTGAGTTAGTTCCTTTGGCTCTATTTCCTGTAAATGAAAGTAAACCTGATAAGAGACTATTCACTGCACCTGTCTTAGCGGTGTAGATATAGACATCTGCCTTCTCCGGATCATCAGGATCACGAGGAATAGCTACCTTAGATCGTGCATAACCCCTCTCTGCAAAGGCAGCTTCATCACTGAGGCTACCATATTCAACATTGACCCTACTATTGAATATCTCCTTGATATAACCCTTACGTGTTTGAAGAGGATCATTAGCAAAGAGGATATCTTTAGCTTCTGTTTTTATCCTATTGGAAAAAGACATGACACCAGCTACAGCATTAGGATCTTCTTTGATCAATTTATGCAATGTAGCCCTGTGTGAGCTACGAACAAACGTAAGAGCATACATACTAGCGAGCCAATCAATAAGCATCTCTGCATGGTCTATATCAGCATCTTTGAGTGTACCCTGCATGTAGGTATTGTGTAGGCTTGCAATTACCCGGGTATTAGGAAGAGTGACTTCCTCTAAACTACGCCCTGTAACCATCGTGTGTCCGAGTGATCTAGCCTGCTTCTGATAGTAGTGTCTTTGTTTGAAAAACTCAGGTTTAGCCCATATCTGACGCTCTATTTCATCTATAGCAGCTTTAAGGTTAGATTCACTTTCAAGCATAGAAGCTATCTCATCGATACTAAAATGATTATACAGAGTACCTAGATCAGCTTTAAGTAAGCTTTTAGTAATAGCCTCAGATTCTTTATCAGTTAACTCCCTAGACCATAAAGCCTTAAGGGTTTTAATTGTATGATCTACTTCGGCTTCACGAGGCTTATCTACCAATATCTTCTTGGTTTCCATGAGCATGTGGATAGACTCTAGCCGGTCAGTCTTACCGCGGATCTCGGAGACTAACTGTTGTACCAATCCGTATCGTTGTCCATCGATTAACCGACGCATATCTCTAAGCATCTGACCTACAGGGTTATTGGCCTGGGTCATTGTAGTGCGAAGAGTACGCAGGTTCTTAACAAGGTTCTTTTGAGGATATGCCTTAAAGAAAGCTGCAATTTTACTGTCGACATACTTAGCAAGCTTACTTCTACCCGCATCAAATAAGTCAAATGAGGTAGCAATAATGCCTTTATGCTTACTCTCAACAGCCTTCAATTCTCGAGCCAAAGCCTCTAACTGAGCAGCTACATTAGCCTCACGTTTAATCGATCGGAAGTTGTTATTAATGATCGACATGATCTTATTAAAGATATTGACGAGGGTAGCTTGAATGCTATCTTTCTTAATACCAGCCCAGGTAGATTGGCTAAATATAGCTACTTTACCCTGGCTCAAAGGAATACCCGTAAGAGCTTTAATCATGTGCTCATTGGTTAAACCAAAGGCCATAAATTCATCTAAGCGATTAGAGTACTTCTTAGTATTTGTAAGTCCTGTAGCAGAATCTGTGCTTGATACTTCTCGTACAGGTGCATTGACAAAGACATAATCAAAACGAGCTTTAGCATCAGCTATCTCTACAGGATCAGTAGACTTAGGATCACTCATAAAATGAGTGTGATTGAGCTTCTCCTTAGCTAACCGGTACAGAGCATCTACCTGTCTCTGGATATATGGGTTCATTTCAAACCCATAATGAATAACCGGGTGTAGCATCTCATGTGCATACACTTCACCAGTAGACATCTTAATGCCTTGAGCCAAGACACCAGACACTCTACTTGAAACGAACACTGTGTCTCTACTCTTACCCGGGTAGACTTTACCCATGGTATCTGTATTAGCTTGAGTAGCCAGGTATAGATCAGCAGGGTTCATTACCTTACTTACTATGTCAAAGAGAATCCTTTGTAGGTGACTGTCATGAGCAGAGCTTACCTTAGCATCACCTTGATTCTTAATCAGGTTGTAAATATCAACAATATTGAGGTTATTAACCTCTTGTACAGGATCGTAGTCAGCAGGATTATCTGACATGCCGGCAGCTGCAGGAGAGCTTTTATGGGCCATACCGGCTGCAGTGGTAGGAGGTTTATTTTGTTCTTTGGCTCGGGCAAGATAATCTTTTATGTAGCCTTCAATGTGTTTATCATATTCTGCTTTACCCGCTACGATATCCGCAGCAGCTTGATCAGCTTGTGCTGCCATAGTTACATCAGCAATATTAATAAGGTTCTGTAGACTAGCATCAGAAGTAAGATCATTACCTGTCTTATAACCAGGGCCACTCCAGTTGTATTGGTTAACCAACTGCACAGCATCAAGGATGATCTTCTTATTAGTCTTTGCTATGGTAGCATTAAACTTCATATCTTTAAGAACTTGGTCTATAGCAGTAAATGCTTTTCCTTCATAAGCAGTGATAATTTTAGTAACATTATCTTTATCTGTGATCTTAACCTCAGTAATACCCATGCGTTTGAATTCAGCTTCAATAGCCTGTTTCCATAATTCTTGAGTAACAGGATCCATCTCGTTATACATATTTCTGAATGAAGAGTATGAGAAGTGTACTGACCGATACATTTCATCAAGGAGGTTATACTGAGCTACCTCATAGAAATGTTTATTTATAGTCTCATTCATTGCCTCAATGCTTGTGATCGGTCCAAAGAATCCATCATGAACATGAAGGATAGGGATATCTTCACCTTGCATACGATTGGATATTGAGCCATCTTGCATCTGAGTACCAATGACTATGGTAGATACTCCAGGATTCTTTTTAAGCCACTGTTCGCGTAGATAACTTGTTTTGGTAGCTACGTTGTTTCCGCCCTTTTTACCATAGGATTGAGTTACAAAATTTTTACCATATATCCTTGAGTTATCATCAGCAGTAACATCCAATCGCCCACCTTTAAACGGTGTTTTGATTGAAGGAAACATATCCTTTAATGCTTCTGTTATTTTTGCATACTCTTCTATGGATAGATCAGCATACGTAGTAATATCGGTTTTTACACCAGTCTTCTTATTTGTTTCGTAAGTTTCATTGTAAACAGGAAGATTAAGCTCTTTCTTTCTAGCTTCAACTAACTGACTAAAGGCTACGTTATAGAGTGCTGTTACAATAGAGAAGCCCATATTAGCCGATTTACGCATATCCTTGATGTCACCATAGATAGCATCAATTGCTTCTGTAAGAGCTGCTCCGTGGCCTTCAGCAATGTTTTTAAATATTGCTGCTTCAGTCATAGGAGGGATAAGTATGTTCAGCACTTTCTCCGGAATGAGCTTACCATCTGAACCAAGAAGATCAGCCCCTACAAAGAGCTTATGCTTATTGGGTGTATCGATCGGGAGATCGGCTAAAATATTTACATCAGCAACAAGATCAATAAGAGCTTGTCGGTCATTTGTTGCAGCTATGTCTTTTATCTTCTTATAGATATCCTTAATGAGATTGACTGTAAGACCCTTTACAATAGCACTATCACCTGATCCGTAGACAGTCTGCATCGTAGGATCTTTTGTAAGTTTACGCATGAAACTGCTTACATAGCCGTCTTCGGTAGTAAGATTTCCCATGAGTCTTTCAGCAGCAGTAAACCTACTTAATTCTCTTTTAGTGTCACCATCTTTAGACTTGGGTAAGTAGTCAATAAGACCATTCTTATAAGTTCTTAATGCTGTATTCCAATGCATACCTACAGCCTGGTATGTATCCATTTGGCTATTACTTTTAAGGTGTGTACCTACTTCATCAGCATTAGGATCAAGAGCAATACCCGCATTACGTAGAGTAGAAATAACACGAGCATTAATAGTCTTGATCATCTGTATTTGAGCAAGAGTAGGGCCATTAGCAATACCGTCCATCTCTGCAACAAGATCAGTAGTGAAAGATGTAGATTTACCGTCTGCAGCTTCTAAGGCATTCTCGTATCGAGCATACTCCACAAGACCTTTATATGTAGCTGCATTCTCTTTACCTGCTTTGACAGCTGCAATGACTGTAGCCTCGAATTCAGGGGTATAGACACCATCCTTCTGAAATTGCCGTAGGACATCGATACCTGCGCGTATAGCGGGTGTTTTAAGCTTGGCTCGTACTTCAGCTATTACCTCTTTCGGAGTACCTATCTTGGCAACTTCTAAGCCAAAGGATAAACCTAAAGTAAGAAAGAAATTCTTCTCATGCTTGCCTTCTTTAGTACCGATCTTGAATGTTGATTCCCATCCCTTCATGGCAAAGAGATAGCGGAGAAGCTTGCTTCCTTGAGGATTCAGCCGGCCTGCCTGATGTGTTCTAAGATTCTTTGCTATGAAAGCATTAATGTAGAATGGCGCTTTACGCTTTAAGGGTTGTGTATCTGCATCATTAGACCATTCTTCAATAGCTTCCAGCTCACGCTCAATACTACGATTAGAATCAGCAACATTGTCTCTCTCAGATATATGTTCAACAGAAGGATCTCCAGCACCGGCAATAGCCATCTGACCTTCTTTGGAGAACACACCAAAGATATCCATCGAGTGAGTAGCACCATGCCAGGGCTTGTTTATACCGGCTATAAGGTTAGCCGTCTGTTCTGCAGTAGCATGATTGGTTGTCTTCTTGATCTTAGCAAGAAAGTCTTTGGTTATTTTTACTGGCTCCCAACTATAGTCTCTTTCAGACACTTGACCGGAGAACATTCTCTCCCAGGTATGTTTAGATCTACTGAATAATTTCTTAAACTCTACAACCTTATCAACTGCTTGAGGTTCACCCGTCTTTTTATTAGGTATAGGATTAGAGGCTACCTTATAGAAATTGATTACAGGTTTACCTTTATGACCATACTTATCATTTACAAAGAATACCCCCGGCTCACTTAAGTCATGTTTAGGTATATTCGTAAACTTGTTTAGAGTATTTGCTTTAAGAGCAGCAATACCAAATAATTTTGATCTATTATCAACTGAAACTTCAATATCTCCTGGATTAACATTCTCATTTACAGTAAGCCCTGTATAGATAGAAGTGACCTCTACCAGTTTCATTTGCTGTAAGTTAGACACAATCATTTGTCCTAAAGATAACTGCATCATCTGCTCAAAATTAGCAGGAGCATTCTTTTTAGGAGCAATATTGAGTAGCCTGTATGCCTCTTTACCTATATCCTCTACAATAAAATTCTGAGGAGAACCCACATCTTTAAGTAGCTGAATAGCATCAGGTGCAAGATCAATTTCTTTCTTGAAACCAAGCATTCTACCTATAGATTCACGGTCATTAACGAGTGTCTCTGTGCTACGAGTAGCAAGCCATTTATATGCTACTGCTGAGAGCACACCAACAGTATTATCAATACTTGTATCGATGTACTGGAAAGGATCTTTGAAACGAAAGGCTTGATTAGCAATAGGCCTGAAGGTTTCTTCTTTAAACGTCTTACTAAAATCACTATGGAAATCAGACATTGAACCAAGAAGATTAACCACATTCCCATCAAGCTTATACTTACCGTTGAACACTCGGGATAACTCACCAAGGCTATTAGCCTTTACAACTGCTTTAAGCGTGCTAAACAGATTAGGTACTATCTGGAGCAGGTTAAGTTTAAAGGTACTCTTAGCCGCAAATAGGGCTTTAAGTAGATTGATTGTGCTATACGACTTGGGATCTATATTCTTTGGATCAACACCTTCCTCCGGAGTAAGCATCTGCTGTGCGGTAGTAACCGTCTTAGGATCAGCTATGAGAGTCTCCAGCGGAGTAGGAAGAATAGGGTTCTCTGCTATCGTATCGAAGATAGATGTATCTTCTATATCCTCAGTAGAGAGTTCCTCATTAAGATTATCTATAGGGGGTTCTTCTCGTGTTTCATCATGCTCAAGTTGATTGGGTGTTCCATTAAAGTCTTCCTGAAAATCTTCACCTGTAAAATCACTGTCACTGTGCTCAGGTATATTGGGATCTATATCATCTGTCCGTTCAAAGGATTGAGTATTATCCTCTACAGGAGTTATACCTTTTGCTATATCGATGGCTATACTAAGAGACTCTGTTAATAGGGATATGTCCTTAGCATCAATACGTTTAAGTAAAGCATTGAATATCTCTCTGATAGCCTCAACAATCGACTGCTTTCCAAATGGTTTAAGTTTATCCAGTTCAACCTGTAGTGCAGGACTGCTTATTACTTCAGCTAAAAATTCCTTTTCGTTAGTAAAACCGTACGTCTCACCTAAAGCAGGATTCTGCTTTAGAGCGTGTTCCATTACAGCTTTAGTTTTACTAAGTAATACAGGATATTTACTAAGGTTTCCTAAAGTAATAGCGTGAACATACTCATGTAAAACTACTTTCAATGGATATATATTTTCCCTGGTATAGCCCGTAGCTAAAGATATGGTATTAGAGGCACTATTTGTTATACCTAGTGGCTTCTCTACAACACCTGTTTTAGGTAAATTTTCAGTAAAATTAATAGTTAAGGGTTTAAATAATATACCTGCTTTAACCAGATCATTGAATATATCCTCAAACCATTTACTATGATCTACAGTACCAACCGGTTTACCGAAGCGTTCAAACATCAACTCCTGGTACTCTTTTGATAAGGCAATCAATTCACTAAGGCTATTAACCTTTACTGAGGTATTACCATTAGAATCGGTAATAGCATTAGTGTCTTTACTTACCCACTTTAACAGCCCTTGCCGCCCTTGCCTTTGCCCTTCTTGGTCTTTTTCATTAGGATTCTCCTGTTGGGGTTGTTGTTTTTCTTTTGGTTCAACTACTTTGTCACTCACCGTTTCTTCTTTTTGAGTCACAACCGGTTTTGTATCTATTTTACGAGACTCTACTTTAGGTATAACAGGTGCAGGTTTCTGCTCCATGGTACCAACAGGTTTTTCTATCGTAGTGGATTCATTTGGTTTATTTTCAGTTTTAGGGGGTGGTACCGGTTTACTCTCAGGAGCATTAAGAATCTTCTCATGAATCCTGGCTGCATGATTGTAATTCACATTAAGGAGATTACTGATCTCAATACGTATAGCTTGAATAGCTTCAGGGGTAGCCTTATTGTTTTGAACCAAGGATAAAACACCCTTAGCTTTATCTCCTGTAGGATCATCGATCGATTCATCTTTGAATACAGACTGTACAGCCCCGGGAGAGACAGCTTTAGTTACAGGCGTAGTCTTGGGTGGAGCTACAGGAGCATTCACTGTAGAGGCCTTAGCAGGCTTCTTACCATGCATTGCAAAGAGGGCATTCATAGCACCGGAGGATTTGGCTAGAAGCTCTGCTTCTGCTTCCATAGTATCGAGTGCTCGTAGCCACTTAGGAGCTGTTGGGTTAGTAACAGCATAAGGTCTACCCTTCTTGAATTCACTGGCATTAAGCATATCCAGATTAGCTTGATCTTCTGGAGATACCTGAGTACCTGCTGCCTTAGCATCAGTGATATTGCGGAGTGTCTGAGCCTTTGTAGCTTGTCTGCCGGCGAAGTTATTAAGACTATCAAGTTCTGCTTGAGCTGTCTTCTCATCACCTTTATTTAATGCTGTAGAAATAGCCTGATGGTAATAGTTGATACCTTTGAATCCTGGCACACCCTGAGTAATATCATTATGCACTACATCTGTATCTTTACCTGATACTGTTTCAAGACGATCTTTAATCGATTGAAACTCCTGTACCTGTTTTACAAAGGAGAGTGTCTCAGGGGTAGTATGCGGATTGGACTTAATAGCCTCAAGTTGTGAACCAAAAGCAACAACATCAGATCCCCCATTATGAGAGAGGATGTTCTTTACAGCGGCAGTGATAGCTTCCGGATCTGTACCCTGTGACACCTCATCGAGCTTATCTATGAGTTCTTCAGGAGTAAGCTTGGTTTGGTGCATGGAAGCTATGGTAGCGTCCATCTCAGTAAGAGTGGCCTTAGCATTTTCTAGGGTCTTGTGGATTGTTTTAAGCTGTGCCGCCTCATCTTCAGTGAGTGGGCCTATCTTCTGCTTCTCTTGAAGCTCTGCCCCTAATTGACCCTTAGTAGCCACATCATCGGAGTAATCGCTGTATATAGACAGAGCTTCTTGAAGCTTGGTCTTATCAGTGTCACCGGTAGCAACAGCCATTTCCTTGAGTGCATTTACAGCTACAGAAGGGTTATATGCCTCATTTTTCGGATCAGAATACTTAGAGACATCTCCGGCCTCAACAGCCTCCTTTACCTTGGTATCAAACTCAGGAGCAGCAGTGCCTTGTGCAACTGTCTCCGCAGCTTTTTGTTCTTCAGACTTAGGAGTAATTACATCAGCAATTACATCTTTAGCTTTAGATAGGGCTGATTTGATCTCAGGTGACTTAGTACCGTATGCATAGATATCTGCAGGTGCAGTGACAGCAGACATACTGATAGCCCCTAGAGCTTCGCCTGCAAGCTCACCAAGGTCAAGCTTATTATCAGCAGCAAGTTGACCGGCACCTTCACTCACAACCTCAGAACCTATTTCTGCAGTAAAAGCAGTTGCTTTATTAGCAAGTACAGTTGATATTGGAACATCTTTTAAATTTTTAAGTATTTCTGCATTTAGTAATTCAGTAGGGGCATCTGGCCCAAGCTTCATGGTAGCTTTTTTAATAGCTGAAGCTCGATGTAGAGTTGCAATTTTACCCACACCTACACCCATGAGAGCATCTGTGCCGGCAGTACCTGCAGCCTTTAGATTAGCCCTGGATATAGCTTCATCTTTGAATTCAGGTTCAGCGAGTAGAGTAGCAATATTTGCTTCTGTAACAGGAACCCCTCTATTAGTGAGTTCTTCTATAACGATCTCACTAAGCTTTGCACCTGCTTCTGCAGCAAAGCCGCCACTGAATGCGCCCACTACACCACCTATAGGACCAGCCGGTGTTGCAGTTCCTGCAACAGCCCCTACGATAGAAGGTATAGAGAAGCCTGCAGATTGAGCACCAAGCATAGCTACACCCTTAGGGTTAGTAACTACTTCCTTGGCAGAATCCCATAAAGCAGAGCCAACAGAACTGGCTATCTCAGTGGGTGTATACGCTTTATTATATTCTTCACTTAGGCGGGCTAGTACTTTTTGAGTATCTGATAGCTCAGGTGGAGTAAATTGAGAACTTGCTCTTTCATGCCCTCTTGCGATTATACCTGGGGTATTTTCATCGATATTACCCGTAATAGTGTCATCGGCTAAACGTACCGAATCTACAGTAGCATTGACACTTTCCTTGGCAAGCTGACCTATGTTATTGAGTAAACTTCGATTAGGGCCATTAAACTGATTAATTACAGCTTCGCCACCAGGGACTGAAGTTTTAAACACATCCTGGGTTCTCTGCTGATCTTCAGCAGACATAGCCTTATAGTGGTCATCATTAGTGATCGCTTGCCATGCTTTATTACTTTTAGCTATATCTTCAGGAGTAGGCATTATTTAACACCACTTAATCGTAAAATTTCTTTATAATACTGTTCTTCAGTTAAAACCCCATTCTTTAAACGTTGCTTTGCCAGATCTTTAGCTTGTTGAATTTTAAGTTTACTCATACCCGAAATAATAGCTTTTTCTGCAGGTTTACCCACATATTTGGAATAAACACCAGCGACATCTTTAGCAGTATCTACATTCTTTTCTAAGCCTGCTGTGAGTTCTGCTGCTATGGCAGAAGGTGCTTTTTGAATACCTTCTTTTACATCTGATATTCCTGCACTAGACCATAAACCTGTTTTAGTATCTCTTACTGCATTACCAGATTTTGCTTCTACTATTTGATCTATGATTTTACGTGTAAGCCTAGGATCGGTAGGACTATCTTCTGTAGTAGCAAATACAGGTTTACCTTCCGCGATACGTTGCTGTGCATGAGCTACGGCTTTAGCTTCAATCTCAGGAGTAGGCATGTTATTTTTTAATAACCACTGCACCTCATCTTTAGATAGTGTTGGAACCAAAGAAGGAATAAGAGTTTCCTCACCATTAATGTTTACACCTATACTTAACTCAGTAGATTCTTGACCATTTACATTAGCTAATTTACCTAGAAACCCTGGACCTTTCTTAGTACCGTCAGGTCTTAGAGTGTCATCAAGAGGGGTTACATCACTAGGTAAAGCTTCAGTAGTTTTGGTTTTATTTGTAGGTTGTCCTGCTGCATTAACGTAATGATTCACAATACCAGCTACAGGGTCACTACCCTGAGTAGGTTTAAATGGGTTTGCAACAGTATTTACAGAAGAAGATTCAGTACTACCAAATCTACGCTGAAGGTCATTACGCCTACTTTCTGTAGAAAGATTCTGTGCTGCTTTAAGCCGTTCAAATTCTATAGTAGCTTTAGCATTTTTTTCTTCTTCAGAATCATTAGGTATAAACCATCCTAGTGTATTCTGATTTTTGTCTTTGTCTAAAGCATCTACAGTACTACGAGCTTTTTCAAATAATTTAGCATCAGAAAGATTACCTTCTGTAGCTAGTTTTTCTATGTTACCTACACGTTTTTCTTCAGCAGTTTGTCTTAAGGTTTCATTACGAAATGCATTCTCTGACTTTCTAGCTGCAGCATTAGCAGCGTGTTCTGCAGCAGAAATAGCAAGTTGCTTTTCTTGTAAATCTAGTTGCTGTTTTTTAATATCATTATCAAATATCCGGTCTTCTCCCTTCTGTACCCTTTCAGCATACGCATGAAGCTGGTCCATATTAATTAAATTACCATACGTATCTGTGGCTCGTTTCATCAAAGCAGGTAGATCAGCCGGCTTAATAGATTCGGGTAATGAATTAAGAAACTCCTGGGTATTAGTATTTGCTTTTTCTGCCCATGCAGCTTTTTTAGAAGCAAGGTTTTTAACAAGGTAATCATTGGCAAAAGCATCAGCTTCACCACCGGTCATGCCATTAGCAAGAGCATGTTGCCTTGCAGCTTCTAAAGCAGATCCTACAGATTTAGTAGAGTCTGCCACTGCATTAGCATTAGTTGCTGCAGATGACTTTACTCCTTCAAGTAGTTTTGATTTAAGTAGTTCACGAGCAGCTGCTACTTTATCAAAATCTGCCTGAACACCTCTGCGCTCCCGTACAGGACCAATATCAAAATTAGCCTCTTGACCCCTGAATGTACCCAGGTCTTTAGCCTGCTGCATGGCAGCGATCTCTTCCTCAGTACCTATACGGGTTTGGTTATCAAAATTGGCATTATTGACTTTAGCCTGTTCTGCAAGGATGCGTTGAAGATTAGCACCTGCAGCATTGAAATTCTCACCAGCAGCCTGATTTGCCAGTATGCTGTCACGAAAATTAGGAGCTGCTATGTTATGCCACGTAATAGGATTTGACATGATCAGACCCCATTCTGCTTCATGTAGGCATCGGTAGTACTTCTACCTGTAGCCGAATCACGAGCAAGCTGACGATCACGGAGCTGTGCATTGGTAAGAGTTCTTTGGTTCTCAAACTGTTTACTGAAGGAATCTTTCTGGAATTTCAGACTATCCTTAGCAAGTTTCAGGTTCTGTAAACCAAGGTAGGCGTTCATACCCGTATTGGCTATACCTAAAGCAGGGCCACCCCAACCAGTAGTCATAGAGCCATCAGCAGATTTTGAACCAGCAAAACTATCCCACCAGCTTGCATCTTTACCACCAGCTGTGAGAGTATTACCCATCATGCTCTGATCAATAGCAGGATTCATTCCACTTGTTCCTTGTACGGGAGTACCTAAATTGTAGCCTGTACCTGTAAAATCTGTAGATGTACCCATGTTACCTAAATCCCACTCACTCATTGGTACTTGCCCATTTGTATTTTGAACTGGGGCATTATTAGAAAAATTAGAATTGTTTCCTTGTAAAGCAGCCCATGCTTCTTGTAGCTGTTGCCAAAGTGTTTTCTCTTCTGTGTTTGGGTATGCCATAACAAATATCTCCAATAAGGATTAACTGATTAATTACACGTATTCTCTTTCAGGTAGTTTTAGCATTATTTCATGATAATTGCTAATTACATCTAAGATAACTGTACCAACATTACCACTATGTATTGTCCGATTAAAAAATGCATCAGGACTTTCTATAGGAACTACGGTGTAGGTAGGTTTACGGGTAAAGTTAAGAGGATCGTAATGATTCTCCATTTCGAGTAAATCCTGAGCTGCAGCAAGTTCTTTTAATTTATCTTTAGCATCGGTGTAGAAATCTGTGAGTTCTGCATACACTTCCGATACAGCATAACCAATTGCCTTGGTAACAAATTCAAGTATGGATAGAGTAGCTTGTAAACACATCTGAGCAGTAGGCATTGTAAAACTACCCATGCGTATAAACATAGAAGCAATAACTGCTACAACAGCTAATACAGCACCCCATTCAGCACCCACATGTTTGACTACAAACTTGAATGCATAATTAATAACTATCGCTGCTGCGATCATGGCTAATAGCTCAAATATAGCCATCCATCCTATAAGGAATTCAGGATCATAGGTAAATACAAATATGACTATACCTACAACCATAACCACAACTCTGAACCAAGTAGACTCATACCACTTGAGTTTGGTTATTACGTAAGAATTGCATATCAATGTAAGGCTATTGTTATAAAGCTCATTGCGGTGAAATACTTGAAGGGTTTCAGCAATGCCATAATGGATAGGTATAATGAGATTGTTATTACCTTCTTCCTGTGTTGCACTAAGAGTTGTCTCTACTAAATGACTTTTGTAAATATTATTGGAATGTAAAAGACCGTGTACGGTCACTTCACGGTAGGTAGAAGAAGTTAACTGATACCTGTACGTTATGCTTGAAGCATCAATTTCAACCAGCTCAGTGTCACCCTCCCCATCGCTACCATCTACAACCTCAATCTCTATAGTTTCAGTTGCTATATTTATTGAACTATCCGCGAATCCACGTTTACCTATTACACCTTCTACTAAACTTGAATATATATTATTAAAAGATATTTCTATATCTAACCCATGTTCCTGTAATGTGATATCAGGTGGAGTATTAAGAGGAGAGTAATAGTTATCTGTTTTTACTATGGTACGTGGTACAGACTGACCATCAATAACACTAGACGCACCATCTATCTCAGCATATTTTTGTAAGGTGTACAAATAGTGGAAGTACTCAGTAAGGTATCTAAGACTAGGGATATCCTCGGTATTAGCTGGCACACCAAACATTACATATGCATGATCGATTTCAGCTATATCTGGATTTGAATTTATAGACTCAGCTAATGAAGTTATGTTTAGGCCTAGCTTTCTAAGGAGTGATTTACTGGTGCGATAGAGGTCATCATCAATAGTAGTGAGGTCTACATTCTGATGTCGTAAAGGAATTACCGGCATAAAGGCATCTACACCGAAACCATCGTATTGAACGTGTAGATCGGGATATGTACCATCTGCCATATTGTAATACCAGAAGGCACCTGACCCACTAGGTAAATAATAAAAGGCTATACAGTATGATCCTCCTGAAGCTAAATTAGAGTCTACAGGTATAGTTTCTTCAAATGTTTCTTTAGCAAAATACTCACCATCACTTACGTATACAGTATACTTATGTGTATATGTAATAGTAGCTGTAGTTCTATCAGAACTTACTACAACTTTAGAAACTAATACAGGCTCATCATTAGGATGTTCTAATACAAAAGGGTAAGTAGTTACGTCATTTGTTTGTGGATGATATCCTCTACTATTTGAAAGAAAAGGCATAACAAGCATCTTATCTGATACCTCATCAATAAGAGCATATACCAGGGTAATACTCTGCCCGATCTCAGCTTCAATTATTGATTGCACGGTAGTAGGTGATGCTTGAGCCAAACCCCCTACAAGACAATTAGGCAAACCAAGGGTATAACGGTTCATAGCATATTTATACGCCTGAGTGGCTTTACTACTCATACCCCCTATAGACTCATTAATAATACATCCAGGTAATGATGAATTTGACAGCACAGAGTAAGCCACTACCTCTGCTGTAATATTGGTGCTTTTAGCCATCAACGGTACTGCTGTTGATGAGACTGATATTTCTACTTCTGGCATATAGCACCTATAAAAAAGGAGGGCATTAGCCCTCCTGAATAAAAATTCTGAGCCAACAAAAAAATACTATGCGTTAATACCTGCTTTAGCTTTTCCTATAACATCACCGATGTCACCATCAGTTAGCCCTGTACCATCAACAGTAGTAGCATCATCAGTAGTACGACGAACAGCCCAACTATCTACCATGATTTTTGCAAGCTTCTGTTCAGCATCACGGGCAAAACCATCAGTCTGGGCCTTATACAGATCCATCTGCTTTTTAAGAACACCCCCACCACAATCGTTAGTCTGGGCAGATTCAGTTGATGTTTTTTGGTTCAAAAGACTGATCTCAGCACTGTTTTTACTGATCTCAGCACTGGTTTTACTTATCTGGCCGGTGAGTAAATCTCTCTGTTTAGCAAGTAAACCTTCGAGTGAAGTACTGTTATTAAACCCAAGGCCGGCAGTAATAGTGTCTTCTGTTTGAACCAATTCACTAACAATCTTCTGCCGGGTAAGACCTATTTCAGCATTGAGCTTCTCTACCTGTTTACCTATTGATAGGTAAGCTATTGATTGCTGTAGTACTGCAGCCATAGCCCCAAGATAAACAGTAGAGTACTCTTTACCGGTCAAGCGATTGCTATTATATTCTTCGAGGATATGCTTACTTACGGTAGACATAAGTACATCAAATACACCAGTACCGCCTATATTACCTGATGTAAGATCAGCAAGACTTACGGTCCCTGGGATAACTTCACCAATACTCAGCGGTACAAAGGGTACAGACATAATTTATCCCCTTAATCGATGTTATTAGCAGCAGCCTGTGCAGCAGCTAATTCTTTCAATTCACCCTCTGTAAGGGCTGGCAGCACGACGACATTGAACTCATTGATGAGCTTACCCTTACGAGTTTTCATGCGTGTACGGGGATCAGTATGGGTGTAGAACACTTGGCACTTACGTTCGATCAGTTGATTATAGATCATCCGTGGAATGTGATATCCGGCCTCAGCATTAAAAGGTATGAACTTTTTCACTGTACCTACTACCGAATTAGATACTGTGAATACCTCACCTTCCCACAACTGTTTAGCAGGATTCATGCAGTTTACTACTACACGTATAAGAGCATGAGCTTCTGCCCGCATACGAGCTTTATACTCATAGATCGACTCAGGTACAGCCTCGACTTCATCAACTACGGTAGCTGCTACAGTTTCAGCGGTATTGAGGGCAGCAGCGATCTTAGCACGAAGAGTAGCCAATCCAATATTAGGGTGGTAAGTAACCTGCATCTGATCAGCTCGCTCTTTAAGCATGTTAAGCTCAATGGCCTCCAGTTGATCTGCAGTAGCAACAACTTTAACCGGTGCTTCAGGCTTCACGGCTTTAACTTTAACCTCAGCAGCTGGAGTAGGGACATCTGCATTAAAGAGATTATCGACAGGAGGTGTTTCTTTTTGGCTCGGCATTATGGACCTTTTACTTTGAATTTTATATAAAAACTTCCCCTGGAGACAGGGGAAGTATTCAGACCAAACTACTTATTGATTATTGCTCGGCAACAGTTTTGAGTACAGCAATACGCTCAGAACGGAGTGCCATGAAACCGTAGTACCATTTGATGGACATGAACCCAGTTTCACCATAAGGATCTGTCTTATCGGCAGTAGCTTCACCTGGCTTCTTATGGAAAATCTTGAACTTGACCGTTTTACCGTCAGTTTGGAAACCGATAGTAGTGAAAGACTCATCACCAACTACGAGCATCGGATAGACGTTATATCGACCATTAGCTACACGGTAGCCAGCGTTAGTACCTTCAACAGCACCAACACCTTCCCAATGCATCATTTCAGGTACAACAACGATACGGAACTGACCGATAGTACCAATCTCACCATTGAGGATCTCACCGGCAGCGGCGTAATGCTGAACAGGAATGAAAGCCTGCTTATCAAAATGGTCTTTCATCTTCTCGACAACAGAAATAAGCTCTGAACCAATATACATAACCCGGGCAGAGTTAATGACTTTAGTATCTACCATACGACTACCAGTAATGATCTTGGTATGCTTGGGAGTACGGTTGTCATCGAGGTCGACAGACAGCTTGGAAAGATCAGTATAATCTACCATGCAAACAGAACCGGTAGCACCGGTTACAGTGGCATTACTGGTAGCTGCGCCTGCATAACGAATGGTGCCAGCCGAATTGAGAAGATCGATCTGCAGGGCATCCTCAGTGATCTCAGCAGCACCGTTCAGCATCTCACGATTGATATGAGATGCAAGCTGATCGTCAGTGTCAAAATCAAGAGACTCCTGGGTGTACTCATCGAAGAAACCAAATTTCTCCAAAGTACCTTCAAGCTCGATACGCTTGAAGCCTACACGGTTAACACGACCGCCTGTCTCCGACAATGCCGGCAATTTGGAACTGATATAGCCGATGTCCTTGGACGAACCATAAAGATTACCAGAACCCTGGGTAGCGACTGCACCCGTAATAGCTGCAACAACTGCATCAGATAAGGTCTTGGTAGCAGCAGTAAAAGAGGTAGCACTGAAAGTTACAGTCCAGGGATTAGCCGAACCGGTCTTGACAGCAGCACCAGAAGTAATTGCATTGATTGCAGCAGCGGCAGCAGTAGCATCTGCTTCAACAGCATAGGTTTCAACCAAACGAGGAAGCTGAACAAAATAGTTGGCGGTAGATATAGTAGCGCCAGCAGCATCAATACCTTGGTCATTGATATTACGCTCATCCAGCATAGGCATATAATGATACTGCTTGATCTTCTTACCGAAGTTCTTCGGCATACTGGTAACGTCAGCGAGCTGAGAAAAATATTGAAGTTTTTTAAGCTCAATGAGAGCTTTCTTCTGATGAAAGTCAGTACGGATCTGGGATCCGATAGTAGAAGCCGCGGAGTTCGCGGGATCGTTGTAAATCTGGGGCATGATAAATTCTCCTTATAAATTCAATACAAAAGTTATTTAATTTGGGTGTAAGCTGATGGAGGCAATTTATTGAAATCATCATCCGAGAGAGACAGCATGTTAGATGGTGTCTTAACTGCCGGAGTAGATTTACTGGTTGTAATGGTTGCCGCCTTCTTTTGTGCTTTGCGTTTTTCATCTGCTTCCTTTTTCTGTGCGTCATCAGCATTGACTTTTACAGGAGAAGCCGGTTGACCGAGTTGCCCTTGTGAGTGCAAATAATCACCCATCTGTTTGTAGGCCTCGAAGTCGGATACTCCCTGAAGTTTTCCGAATCTACGTGCTCTTTCTACCTCGTTGATTACCTTGTCAAAAATACCACTACCGATATGCTCATTGATTATCGAAATAATTTTAGGATCGGCTGCAATGACATTTCTGCTGGCATCATCCCAAGTTTCAGATACGACTTTCAGAGTACGAGCATAAGAAGGTGTTTCTTGAATTGCTTCAAGCACCGACTCAAGTGCCATCTCGGTGTCACTGATCCTTGAGGTTTTAGGGGTATAAGTGCTGTCAGCAGCTGTATCAATTGATAGGGGATCAATACCACTATCCTTCATCAACTTGGTAATAGCTGCCGGGTCTTTCTTGGAAAGGTCAATGAGGTATCCGAGCTTAGACTCATCAAGTAACTCATGTCTTTCCAGTAACTTCATTATCTTCAAAGACGGTTTAAGACTCGCCATCTTCTTATGGTAGTTGGCTCCCATTTGCATGAGAGATATAATTTCATCTGTGTTCTTTACTTGTATATCAAGCCCATTAGCCTTAAACGGGGCAGTAAGTTTTTCGTACTCTACTTTGTAATCAATAGCCGAAGCAGGATCAGGATCCGTTTTTGTATCGGCAGGCTTATCTTTAGCCTTGTCATCCACAACTCCAGCTCGGTCTTTATCATCGGTTTTGTCAGCAGCATCAGAGCTACCCTCATCTTTGGGATCGTCAGCATCAAGATCAGTATCACCAGCACTATCAGTGCTGTCAGTAGTTGTAGCGTTGCTATCTCCATTCTTAACCTCAATAGTTTCAACTACAGGTTCTGGAAGTTTAGCGAAGTCATCATCCGATAGTTCAAGTGTGCTGACTACGACCTCTTCTTCCTCATCTTTTTTATCAACGGTAGTATCTTCAGCCATAATTACGCCTCTGCCTCGTCACGAAGGATAGCTTCACGAGTCTCTTCATCGTCGACCAGGGCTTTAGCTGCAGTATCACCAATGCGTTCAGTCATACGCATAAATTGGTCTAACTGACCTACGGCATCAATACGTTTCTGCAGAGCACGTTGAATATTGGGATCTTGACATGCAGGCTCGGCAAGTGCTTTAACCGTTCTGCTTACGTCAGTTCCAAGGAAGTAATCGAGGAATACTTTCTTAAAATCCTTGTTCTTGTAGAGCCGTCTGAGAGATGTAGCCATAGCCACTTTCTCCCGGGCAGACTCAATAGATAACTCGATCAACTCAATTTGCTCTGCTGCAGTCATGTCCATATTTTACATCCTTTGTGTCCCTTCATAACGAAGGATAGTTTATGTTAAGATTGAGCCAAGAAGCTCAACCACCAATACTTATTTTGCTTTACGCCCACCTGTGACTACACCTCTTAAAAGGTTTTGATTGGCCTCAGCTAAAAGCATTTTATTTTTATGAGCAACAGCATGGGGAGAATCGAATTCTCCTGCATTAGCATCAGAAGGTGACATCAAAAATTCTGCAGGACCAGCAGCTTTAAGAACTGCACCTGTAGCAACGCGTCTTAATGCACTAATAACCCCATCAGGGATTATATCTGCAGCTGCCTGTGCAGTTCTATTAAAATTGGCAAAGCCATCGCTTGTATCTTGATGGTCTACCCAACCACGTTGTATGTTATTAATAGTGTTCTGATTATTTGCTATGCTAACATTATTACTATGTAATTGACGTTCTGCTTCAGCGAGTTCAGACAAACCTATTTCTTCATTTGGAATAACTGTACCATTTGTATTTGGTGTAATTATTTGGGGGCCGTGTTGGCCTATTACGTAAGGATCTGCACCATTAGACGGTGCAAGCATTTCTGGCCCATTTTCACCAACTAGGTATGTTTTACCTTTTCTTACGGGGCCGCCTTCTGCTCTTGCTTCTACAGTATCAGTCTTAGCTTTAAGCATAGCCTCAATAACCTTAGTCTTGGCCTGGGCTTCTGCTTGGCCTCTAATCTTCTGAAGGTTACGTTCTTGCTCTACACCCGATTCCTGCTCTACGTAGTTAAGATCCTTGTTATCGGCATCACTCAAAAGGTTACGGGCCTTAGCCTTCTCTGTGTCAACCTTAGTGAAATCAAGAAGAGTAGCAGCCTGCTCACTGGCAACCTGTGCTGTAGTGAGATTAGCGTTTGATCCATGCTGTTGAGCAAGAGCTTGTTCCTTGGCTATCTGAGCTTCAAGAAGCTTTATCTCCAGCTGTGCCTTCATTTCAGCTAATGGATTAGGTTGAGGCTTGAAGTTCTCGAGTGCTCTCGCGAGATCAGGCATCTTCCGGAGTCTTGCTATATTGGCAAGAAGCATACGGACAATATCCGGATCTGCGTTGTTACCCATAGTCTGAAGCATGAAGGCTAATTCTTTAGCCTTCTGATCATCTTCTTCAGCGGTGCTTATAGTGAGTTTAAGGTCAAAATTACCTGCAAGGTCATCACGACGAATAGTGACAAATTCCTCATCAGTTATACGGACAACCTCTTCTTCAGAGAGGAACTGAGCATTAAGGCTTATGATCTTACGACCAATTTCAACAACACCCGCGGCAAGTCTGCGGAGAATACCAAGTTCTCGTTTACTAGCAGCATCCAGGGCACCGCGTACACCTGCAGCAACATCGCCTAAAGCTTGACCGGTAATACCTGCACTGAATGCCTTTACGCCAGAGAAGCTTTCAGCCTCAGCATTCTGGATATTCAGCATGTTATACGCTGATTGTGGAATCTCAGGGTAAGTATGCTGAAACACCCCTACACGAGGATCGGTATTCGCATTATATTCGTAGTCTTTTCCTTCACGGAACTTCCTGGCATTAGTGACATCGAGGAAGTCTTTACGCATACCTGTCTGGCCGGCAGCAGACTTACCCATAAGATCAATCATGCCTCTTGATACGGCACCGATGATCTGTTGGTTATCTCTCAGTAGCTCACCATCAGGCTCCCCGTAGGCAGAACGTCTGACAGGCATGAGCGATGCAAATACAAAGGGGAGTTCTTTATCAGGGAATGGACTTACCTCCATCTGGATAATGGTAGTACCTGCCCATGTAACAACTATAGGCTCAACAGTGCCTGTACCGTGGATATCCCAGAAACCCCAATATTCAGAAGCCCAGAATTTTGTTCTTGGCTCGTCTTTAAAATTAAAATTAGCGTTGTCCTTACCACCGGTATAATCCGGATCATTCAACGGGGAAGATCCTTCAATATTAATGCTGTCAATATTTGAGTATTTACCTGCTTTACGTAGAGCTGATTTCGATGTCTCAAAATTGAATATGATAAAACCGGCTTTACTGATATCTCCCTCACAAGAAGGATCTATAATTATGTTCTTAGAATCACATACCGTAACAGTAGGGTGATTCTTAATTTCAATGATACGTTTCTGTGTTTCAGTTCCTACCTGGGTAGGAATGAGTACTTGACCCGTTTCGAGTAAGGTTTTTATTCCTTGCTCTACGCCTGGATTGGTGAACTCTTTATATTTTTTAGGGTTACTTTGTTGCAGGGCCATCAATGCTGAATAGCGTTTTAACCCGTCACCAGTCATATCAGGTGAGTATTCATAAACAGGAACTTCTTCCTTAATCGTTGCCTCTTCAGATACCCAACCAACACGAACAATTACAGTACCCTCATCAACAGCACTTCTTACATAATCATCGATGAATTTTACTTTCTTGATCTTGGTGTTGAATTGATTGTTCAACACAAGCTGATTCTGCTGTGCGCTCTTAACGTCCTCAGCAGTTATGGGGTAAACATTGAATACGTCATCAGTACTAAGAAAAGGTTCAGTTAATGTAGGGTATCGCCACTCTGCCTGTTTACGAATAAGCTTAGGCTGTACGTTTGATCTGCCTGTAACTTTAGCTATCTTGGCAACACCAGTTACATTCAGATAGGCTACCCATTCATCTATCTTTGCCTGCTGAGTAGTGTGTTCCAACTGAGCGTCATCATAGTTTTCCTTTAACTCAGATAACGTAGGTGTAGACTTCCACCCCGTTTCTATAATGGAAGACTTATTATCTACAGCTGTATCATCATTCATAGCAGACCATATATTCACCATGGGTAATAAATTAATTGTGTATTAATGCAATCGAGTTTAATAACTTAATTTCCAAATAGCAATAAAACTATACAAGATTAACTAAAGATTATCAAAATTAATTATATTAATGGCAAAATCCAAGGCCAATATGGTATTTTATTCCCTGTTATTGATTTGAGTTTTACTTACGTACCGAGGACAGTTTGTCTAAAAGTACACGCTGAAGTTATTCAAATGCAGAGGATGATATCCATGTCGAAGACACGAAGTATGCAGAGAGAGACAAGAGAAACCCGGGTTGATAAATGCTTTTGTCCTGCATCACAGTTACTACCGAAGAATGCGTCACAGGGCATCTACATCGATGCTCTACGTTCATCACCGGTAGTAATAGCAACAGGTTATCCTGGAACAGGAAAGACTTACATTCCTGCTAGAATAGCCGGAGATATGTACAAGAGAGGTCACATCAATACTATCGTATTGAGCCGGCCATCGGTGTCGACATCGAATTCAATAGGTTTTTTTAAAGGAACCAAGAATGAAAAAATGCTGCAGTGGTTAGCACCCGTACTTGGTGCTCTCAGAGAAGAATTTTCACCATCTCACTTAGAGCACATGATGAAAGAGAATGTGGAGCATATTGTGTTCTCCCCACTAGAAACAATAAAAGGCCTGAGCTGGTCAAATAGCTTTATCATTATTGACGAAGCAGAGGATCTTACTTTCAAAGAACTACGGTCCATACTCACTCGCATTGGCACAGGGTCTACTATCGTACTCTGTGGCGATCTTGTTCAAACGGATCTTCGTAAATCCGGATTGCAAACACTCATTGATCTTATGAGCATTGAACCAAAAATGAAAAACATCATCACACATGTTAATTTTAATAAACCAGAAGAAATCATTCGATCGTCTGCCTGTAAGGAATTAGTGCTTGCATTTGAACGATCGGCATATCATTTCCAAAACGCAGCTTAAATATTTGAACCAAGAAAAAAACTAAATGAATAGTGAGACACAACTCTTAGTAAAAATGACTTACACAGGGTCGGTGTGTTCTGTGCTTATGAAGTACGCAGATACTATTGATGCATTCTCAACACTTGATTGGTTGAAGAGTAAATCAATAGAGGTGGTCCAACAGATACTACGTGAAGGGGGTAAAAAAGCATTCTCCTGGGCCAGGGTAGCAGATCGCTGTAATAAGCATATTGAGACACTTAAACAGGATGATTGGGCTGATACCCCAATAGAGACTGTAGATATGGCAGAGGAGATTATCTATACCTTGGCTGTGCTCACACGTATGCTGGAAGATATATCACATGTAAGCCTAGCCAAGAATCATGACATCGAAAGCATGATCACCGCGGCATATACCCTTGAGAGTATTCTCGGGCTGGATTGTAAAAACAAACATGAGCGCGAAGATGAGATCAGGGGTATTGCTTTTGATTTCTTGGATCAGCTCTACAAAAAAATAGGGGAAGTCTAAGTATGGAACGGGGTACAATACTCGATGAAGCAAAAACTATAATCAACGGTGAGCGTCAAGATACCAATGGTAATCCGGAGGACTCATTTGCTACCATAGCTGGCTTCTGGTCGGTATACATAAATGGTAAATTTAACACAGATATTGCACTTCAACCTAAAGACGCTACTTTGATGATGACCCTCTTTAAAATTGCTCGGGAAACACATCAGGGTAAAAAGGACAACTTGGTTGATGCTGCAGGGTATCTAGGAATATCCGGGGATTTTTAAATGATAAGGCCTCCAGTTGGATTACTGGAGGCCTCTTATCAGTTCTTCAGGGCTTCCAGTTTAGGGGGCATACGTATCTCCAACCCCATACTTTTTTTGATGTCATTGACACTTGAAACAACGTAATCAAGCCTTTCCTGCGTAACTGCTGCTGTAGTGCTTAAATTCTTAATATCCTGCCGGCTTACTTCGATGGTAGTAGCCATACCACCTAGTCCAACAAACACAAAACAGGCTACAGCGATAATCCATTTAACCTGAAGGTTAAGTCTGTAGCAAACCAGACAGTTTTTATCACAGTCACCTATATCTGCCACCCTTCGTACTACGTGTCTTTGCTCACTCATTTGTAGTTACTCCCTATACCTAAGAAGGCACCTAAGCGTACACCCCATAATCCCAGTAAACATTTGAACTCTTGGTCTTGTTCAATGTACTTTTTGATCAGGAAATAAATCATGTCGGCTTCTGCGCGTTCTTTAGCGTTTTTGCATAAACCACATAAGTAGTCATGCACGCATGAAGCTTTTATATTTTTATAGAATTTGGGGGCAATGAATCGAGCGAGAGGGGTATTAGGAGAGCTGGCGCCATTCCATACAAACCCTGATGGAACGATTGTACCGTTGAAGTTATAAGCACGAGTTAGCACCAAATATTCACTATTGCCCTGATGCATACAAATGACATTGTCATAGATATAGACAGTACCTTTATGTGTAAATTCGCCCATGGATCACCAGTGAATTAATGTGTTATTTTAGCTAGGCGGCCAGCTCTTTATATCGCTCAATAAATATTTCTTTGGTGGGTCGCTGGATACCCTCCATGGCAATGATTGCTTCACCGAACAGCAATTGGAATACAGTCTCGAAAAAGATCATGTGATACTGGAATTCATTATTGCAAGTATGATAGAAAGCTACAGCATCTTGCGCCAGGCATCCACCACGACAGATTGGTAACACAGGGCAAGACAGACACTCAGGTCGACTATGCCAATGGGTAAATCCAATTACACCAAGGTTTGCTTCTTCAAAATTGTCGATAGTACCAATTACTCTAGGGGTTGAATGACAAGCAAGCACATCACCTTTAAGGCTGACACTCACATTGAATGGGCTGTCCATAGAACACTTCTGCTGGATGTTGTCATCAAGGTGAAATTTATCAGAGGTGATAAATTGCATCATACTCTGGACCTTGTGCTTCATGACTGAAACCTCATTGATCCTACCGTTGACTAAATGCCCTACGATTTCCCGGCGCAGCTCTAAATAGTCCTCCTGGGTGAACATTGTTTTAGCATCAAACTGGGCTTCGTCTTCAATAAGGACGATACCTTCAAAACCCACCTGTACTTTGGCTGGGTCACTAAACTTGCTCTTGATAAATGTGATAATTCCCGGCAGGTCATACCGACCTTTGGTAATGACAGCATTAAAATACAAAGGCTCAGAAGCATTATCAGCGTAGTACCTAAGAGCTTCCAGGGTATCTGATCCATCAGCTAAGGGATCTCCGGACCGATAGTCCAGCTGGCCAGGACCGTCATGTGACACTGCCAAAACGATCTTGTGCTTGATAAACCAATCTATCTTTTCCTTGGTTACCAAAGAACCATTGGAAAGAACCGTGATCCTTGCATTGGGAAACTCATTTCGGAAATACTCACCCAAAAGTTGCAGAGTTTCCCAATAAACCAATGGCTCTCCACCCCACAATTCGATGCGGATCGGTTCTTTTCGATCAGTAGTGCAGAACACAGGAAATTTTTCAATAAACCTGCGAGCGTCTTCAAGATTAGCATGGGGGTCGAGACTTTTATGCGCAGTCTGCTTGCAATATTGGCAGGTGAAATTACACGCCAAGCCCATTTGAATTTTGATTGTGCACAGATTCTTACTTTTTGTAGCTTGTGTGAGGCTGTACTTACTACGGCTATAGCATTCCCGGGCAGATGCTTCATGTTCGGCAAGATTATCACCGCGTTCATTACTTGCTGCTGCGTCCCTGTTTCTGCAGCTCTCTTCTGCTTCAGCCTTGGCTTTGTCCATGGCTTTGATTTCTTCCTCGGACAAAGAGACATCAACATCAATCTTTTCTCCATCTTCAGTGAAAAAATTGCAGCTCTTGTTATCCCACAGACGAGTGTTAAATGCCCCGTCAGCTGTTACCGAATGAATAGTTATCATTGAATACCTTGTGTTAGAAATAGCAGTTACCATCACTGCAATTAGCGGTACAGTTGCAGTACCCGCTGTTATAGTTACAATCAGATTGGAGCAGACAAGCACAATTACATCTCAAACCATCGCCTGTATCCCAGCTGCAATTACCCATATTAGGCTGATTGGCAGGGCATTCACAGTTCTGAGTACAGTTGCATTGGCAATTACAGTTTTGATATATCTTGCGCAAACGGACTGCCCTATCACCAGTTTTTTCAAGTGCCCACTCTTGGCCATACCAATACTTGCGCGTGCCGGTTGCACTACCTTGAGTGGTGGTAGATGCAAACTCTGCTTGAGTAGCAGTAATTCCGGAATATGCAGGGGCATTCACGATCATTTCCCAATGGGTTCCCGTAGTGGGTATAACTCCAGAGAAATTATTCTGAGTAGCCTGGTAAGCGCAGTTGTTGTAGCGAACAATATCTTTGAGGCGGTAGGTTATGTTATTGTCATAGAACCCCATGAAACTCCCACCAGCAGTGAACATCGATATTTTACTCATCGTTGCCTCACTGCATGTAGGTTACTGCAAGAATTTCTGATTTACGCCCTGGTGTAATATAGCCGGCGCTCTCAAAGTAATTCAAAGCAGTGAGCACAGTAGGGTGACTCAAATTGATCCGGGTTGTCCCATCCATATAACGCAGGAAAGCATTGATCAGTCGCTTAGATTCAACCGACAAATTTGTATCATCCTGGAAATTATAAAGGGCCACCATCTCAGCGAAGGTGAGCAGGCGAAGAAAATCGTCTTTATCCAGAGTGGTACTGGTGGAAGTAACTTGGTTTGCCATTCGCTGGGGGGACCAGAAAATACCATCATGAAAAAGAAATCCGGGAAAGATGTTTGGTGCGTTTTGCTGCCCAGTATTAGAGGCTACTACCAAGAATCCCGGGTGGGTTGCCTTAATGGTGGCCAAAGCATCTTGTTCAGGTTTGTCTGCATACACAACTAGATTGGTTGTCTTGTCGATAAAGTGATAAAGGTTCATAATCATCTCGGTTTGTTAAGGGTTATTGTAGAACCATCAGAAGTCAGGGTAAACGATGATGGTGTGACACCAGATCCTGATGTACTGACAGCGATTGATGGTACCGTGGTGAATAGGCTGAAATACATTGCATTGGTGGGGACGTTACCCACTGATTTTTTAATGCATATGTATATGGAATTATTATACGTTACCAAATTATTCGGGAAATACGTTGTGCCCGCTGCATATGTTTCCCGATACTGCAGCCTACCTTGTTCGTAATCAGAGATTAAACTCATATTGTCACCCACCCGTAAGCTGCGCCTGAATAAAACAATTTCACAGTTATCCCAAGGATATCAATGGTTAAGTTCTCTTCTAAACCATTAATTCTTGAGCCATTCCTATCAATGACACATGTGTTTACACTGGAAAAATTTACTACGGAAAGAGTTGCCCCAATCGTTGGGCCTAATGGGAGGGTCAGAGTTGCTGACGCAGCAAGAATATGCAGATAGTTTTCTGTTGCACCAGCACTGGCATTTAAAACCACTGCTCCAATAAGAGCATTGGATGCCATGGTGCTGATTAAGTGCAACCCACTATCCGTCCTTGCCCGACTAAAAGTGGTTAGATTGGTTACAATCCAGCCATCAGCTACACTGGCATAGGTGAAGATTACTCTCTGGCTGGGTGTATTTAGTAACAGGTCACTGGCCATGACTTCGCCGTGAACCACTAAGCCCGTGGTTACGACCGTGCAGGGGTGCACACCGAAAGTATTCTTTAAATCAGCAATGGCTACTGTATCCCCAATTTCCGGATTAGCATGGAAGGTTACTATTCTATTTCCACTGGCAGTATTTAATAGAATACCTATGCCGGCTTGAGTCGTGACATCGATTGCAGACTCAATCCAAGACATTCCTCCGCCGCTACCGCCAGATCCGACAGGAACCCAGCCTGTACCGTTGAATCCCTCAAAGGATACTTCGTCCAAGTTGAAGCGCATATGCCCAGCACTTGGCACCAGATCTCTTTGTAAAGTAGTACCCGCAGGTATGATCGCAGATCCATCATAGCCAGTTTTCAGCACTGCATTTTCAGCAACATATGCTGTATTGGCAATCTGAATGGTGTTCGATCCCTCTTCTGCAGTGGGCGCCGTAGGAATACCTGTAAGCACAACACTGTTTGTACCAATAGGGGCAGAAAGTGAAATAATCCAGTCATCAAAAGTACCAATACCATTAACAAGGTCGACAACAAAAATGAGTTCACCGGTTACGGTGTCATAGCTTTCAATGATACCATGCACCCAATTAGCCGTAGGAGTGCTACCAGCAGCAATAACAATGGACATGCCAGGTATAAGGTTCTTACCTGCCTGAATGCCCAGTGTATGGGTACCTGCGCTGATTTCCATCACGGTGTTGCTGCTTGCGTTAGTGCTGGGCAAACCGACCAATGTGGCTACACTTATGGAAGCCTCATAAGCGTAAAGCTCTGCAGCGTCTGCAGCGGTAAGCGCTCTTTCTTTAGCATTTACTGATGTAAGAGAATATCCCTGAGCCTGATTCCTGTAGGTCTGGGACAAAGTAGCATTCTGCGAAGATTCATTTGCTCGGGCAGTAGCAGTTACTACACTGTTTGAAGCAGATGTCGCAAAAGCACTTGCGGATGTTTTGTAACCAAATGCGTCATTTACCCAGCCGGCCACATCAGCGTGCATATTGTTGACTGACGCGACGTTATTACTGGTCTGGTCCACTGCTAGGTCTAACGCAGCTTTGCCATCAGTAACGGCGTCAAGCAATGATGTAGTCGCACTAGTAAGATCGTCTATTGTTGCCATTATGCTTTTAACCTCCCATTATACGAATGTGTTATATTTGGCTACAATAGCCTGAGTGCGTATTAAATTGTAGGCCATGTCAAATATGCTGGACTCAATCTCATTTTGTTTATCTGTGACATACTTAGCTGCTTCATCGATAGCAGTGATGCTACCAAACATGGTAACGATCTCCAGGTGCACAGTATTTACCGAGCTGGCATAACCAGCAAGAATCGGCAGGTCTTCATGTGCTTGCTTCGCAGATGATACGGCAGTCTCCAACCAAGGTAAGGCATTGGCTACACTTAAAATTATGTCATACTTAGTGCCTATATACTTATCTGCCAGGTACCCGGCGGAATTTGCACTTATTGGACTTATATCCATGTTATATCCATCCCTTTGATCTAAAATTTTCAGCAGAACTATTGTTGTCGTTTGCTAAAACATTCTCAATTTCCAAGCGTTTACACTCCAGCTCGTATTTGAATTCATAGCTGCGACTTGCGCTTGTCTCACTCTCTTCTCCGTTGATACCCTTGTATGCCTGGGCTGCAATGCGAGCGTACAGTGCGTCTAAGATAGCATCAGTAATGTTTAGCTGAATGGTTTCAGGATCATCAGTGGACTCAACAACCAATTTAGGAAATCTTGCCCGGTACTTAATCCAAAGTGCCTGGGGCATGTCTCCTGTAGGCAATGCAGTTACAACATCAAATTCAGGAGTAAATATTGGATAGTGTTGGTGGCTGTCATTAATTGGAAAATTTTCTCCTAACTCAGAGTACACACTTTCAATTTTTATAATGTCAGCTTTAAAAGGGTTATCAAACGTATCAACGATAAATTTTATAGGTTCAGTGGAACCAATGTTGCTGTATGCAAATGGCACTCTCAAGGGGTACCTTGTCATGTTCCGGTGGAGTTGGATTACAACTTCATCCACACGTAGTAAGAATCTTTTATACAAAGCCGTTAAAGCCAGGTTGACGTAAGAAGTCACTTTTGCATAGGAAGTAGTCTTTATGCGCTGGGTTGTATGGTCCACCAAAGGTAGATTGGCCAGAACACCCATAGCAAGGTCATCAAACATTTCTTGTAATGTTACCATATATGCTCCAGAGATTAATTTAATTAATCCAGTTTAAACCAATTAATTTAATTATACAATATATGATTCTAATCTTGCATTATTTTTGGTATCTTCTTCAATCTCCCATATATCATCGCTTGACTGATGCATCTCTACTTCTTCACTGGGTTTCCATGTAGTAAGACTACCAAGCATAGAGATACTATCAATACAGTCATCATGTTTACTCTTGAAGCCGGCAAGTGATGCAAGACCGAGTTCTTCCATGAACTCAGTCATTATAGGGGTAAGCTTCATTTCTTCCGGAAAGAATACTTGTCCTGCCTTGAAGTAAGGTAGGACAATATTAAAGCGTACCATCTTGTTGGTATTGGGTTTTATACCAGGCTTGCTCTCATTACCGTCAGAGGCTAGATTGAAATAAATATTGCGGGTCATCATTTGGTCTTGGATCCAAGGAATAAACCCACCCTGCTGACCACTCACCTCTATACCTACCTGCTGTGGTTTATATTTTTGAGCCAAGAGAAAAAGATCATCTATATTCTTGTTCATCAGCTGCTTGCGGCAAATACCATCTACCCAAAACCAGTAGCCTTTCCAGTTGAGTGCCCACACGGATATAACAGAATAATCTGCACTGTCCTTCTCAGACGTAGCAAAGTCAGTGGTTATATAAAAATTGAACTTACCTTTTTGGCTTAGGAGGTTAGCTCGCTTGTACCACTTGATTTCAGCAGTAGTGATCAAGCGTTCTTCATCAGACATGATGCGTAGCATCAACTCTTGATTGAATGTGGCGATCTTACCGGTAGCCAAGGCCTTGTCATACTTTGCCTTCACATAGGCATAAGGGAATCGGTCCGGCCAGCAGCTTATAAACTCCTCTTCGGTACAGGGGAATCTCTCACAAATGGGGTACACATTGACTGCCCAGGCTCCTGACTCAACAGCCTTATACAGGGGATCTCTTGCATTAAAGGGTGTACCTGACCAGATGATCTTCTGCCTTGCAGGGTGCAATGCGTAATCAATAGCCTTATATACTGTGTCCTCGATACTCGATATAACCGTGGCCGACCGGGCATCTTCATCTGAGAGTAAGTCATCAAGGATAGCAAGCACGGGACGCTTGCCCATTTCCTTACTACCCCTGACTCCGGTTTTTGCACCATAACCCTTTACAATAAAGGTATTGCCATCAGCATTGGTAAACTCCCATCGTATATCAGTGAACCTGGTATTAGGTACATATTGCTGCAGGAATGGTGAGTTCTCCCATCTATACTCAAGGTTCTTCCTCATGTTCTTGACACCGTTCTCTATGCTATCTGAAACATAGAGGGCCAGCTCTACCTTACCAAAGCATGGCAATACCCCATACACAGCAAGGTACAAGAACAGGTACTCAGCAAGAATAGTCGTCTTTGCAGTACCCCGGGCACACATATTAGCTATGTTCTGCTCCGGTCCTACAATCTGATCCAGGATCTTATAATGAATTACCGGTGTAAGATTCTCTTCTCCAGAAGAACCATTTACTAGCTTAATAAAATTGACAAATTCAAGAGCAAAATCACTAGGTACATATTTAGGATCTACCTTGTAATTAATTGCATTAAGAAATCCCTCTACCGATTGAGCTACTCTCGCTTCAGACATCGAGTTCCTCTAAGGTAGTATCAATGACCAGCTTACTATGAGCAATGTCAAGAGCAGTCACGCCGGCAGCAAGAAGCTCCTTCTGCTGTTCCACCAGGGCGAGGGTACTATCCCTTAATGTCTTAATCGTAGAATCTTCCTTCATACCAATCTGAAGCTCTATCTTCTTTGTCTCGGGTGGCTTCAGATGGGTAAGCAGGCTATTGGCGGCATCACACCGTACCTTTGGGCTAACGTCCTCATTCACCATCAAGGCCGCCTGCACGTTTAACGCCTTCTGGAACAATGGGGCATTCAGTATATGTGTTGGTATGAGTGCCTGCTCAAAGATGAGATTAACTAGCTTGCTTTTATTATAGGCCGTGCAATAACTGGATATGTCCTTTGAGGAGACACCCTCTATTAAGAATTGTTGATACTTATCTGGAAATGTTTTGATATAGGCATCAAGATTACTTGACCCCATAACCTTGAATCCCACATACTTTACGGCACTGATATAACTAGATAGCTTAAACTTCCCTTCACGAAGTACCCCGGTAAAGCTGATCAAATTCTCTTTATAGATTTCCATAGCCTCATGATCGGCCATGGAAGTGTTCACAGTATCAATTAACTCCTGGTTAACAGTAGACTTAATGTGCGCTGGTAATGCATTTTTAAACTGATCAACAGTAAGCAATTCATTCATTTTTAACGTATACTCCTTTTGTTGTTTACGTATTAGTGTATAGGCTGTATATGGTAATCCATAAGTAAACATTTTAATATAATTTAATTACTGTCGACTTTATTTATACATTAACAACCTTCAAGCACCGGCTACGCCGGACCATTGATTGTTAATGTATAAATAAAGTCTAACTGACCTGGAAGACCTAGCTAACTAACAATTTAGAGAGGATTATCAATGACTAAAGATGAATGGAACGAGAAGTTAGACACTCTATGTACTGCAGTAACTACAGCACATAAAGACCTTATCCTTCACGTTGAGGGACTACCGGCAGTGAGTGACATCAAGGATGTCGACATGGAAGAGTTCATGGCAGTATTCCAGGTAAAGATGAACCGAGTACAGCGGGCAATAACGACATAGATTACTAAGTTCTTGAACCAAGAACAAAAACCTTAACTTGCATAAGGATTACAGTGGAAAAAACATTACACAATTCAGATATATCAGGTGCCCGAGTAAACGTGAAAGATATTAAAGTTGTGGGCAACGGGGATATGTTCCAGCTGCTCTGTAAAGCCTCCAGTGAAGCTGAAGGTTGGATGAAGAGTACTAAGGCCTGCGAGCTACACGATGGTTGTATTATCCAGGTAACAACTCAGCAACGTAATCCAGATGGGTCATATGCTATTGCTGAAGCTATTACGTATGTACGAGGAGTTATGATAGCTGACGACACGAACAACGGACGTAAGTTAGTAGCTCTGTAATAAGGATATAACGCCAATGCAAATAGGTGGATGGTTAATCAAAAAGAAGTTCTTCTGTCAGATGGAGATAGGCTACAAGCTATGGACATTTGCCAAGGAGAATCCTAAAAGAGAACGTCAAGTACAACTCTTCTTCATAGGTTGGTATGACCGGCCCGATACAGTGAAGATGTGGACTCTAGTTGTTCTTGGTTTAGCAATTCAAATTCAGATAGTTATATAATATTAAGGGTACTACTAATCCCTCCTTTGCTTATTTCCATCTTAGCGATTGTGTGATCTCGTCACTAGGTTAGAAGTTGCTAACAACACCCGGCAATTAAATTAGTAGATAGGGTGTAAATTTTATTAGGGAATTTATAAAAATTTTGTGAGGAATTTAATATGACCGTGCAAGCAGAAAAGGCAATATGGTTTAGGTGTGAAAAGTGTAAGAGAGGTCAGTATGCCGATTATTCCTTAGAGTTACAATGGTATAAAGATCGCTCAGTTATGGGGGATAACATACTATGTGAATACTGTGGGTTTGCTAATCACATTATTGAGGAACTATAAAAATTTTATTAGGGAAAGCATTGAGGGTCTGATGATTTTCTTTATTGACAGGTGAAGGTAGGTATAATTTTTATAACAGAAATCATGGAAGGTTTGGGGAAAAATCTCATTGACAGACAGAGGTAGTTCATCAGTAGACAGGACTTTAAAAGCTTTACTACCCCCCCCCATGCTTGATACTTCAGTCCTGCTCACTGTCTACCTACCACCCCTTCGGGTGTAGCGATGGATGCATATAGCATACCAACCAGCAACCTCAACGGGTGCTTAGGAGTAGGGCAGGCATATACGTTCACGCCGAGCAATGCCGCGAAACAAGCACCAACTAGGAGATCACACCATGTCACAAGTTAACACCGATGTAACAGTTAAGGATGTATTCCGTATGTCACTTGCTGCTGTAATGTCCATCTTCTCGATGGCACCACAGACCGTAGCTCTCGTAGCTACCAACCTTGATTCACTCCAGCGCCTGTCCAATGCAGGCAATCTACTGTCCCAAGACGTAGAGTCCTCAGCTCAGTTCAACCATGAGCTTAATGTCATCGAGTTATCCACTCGTAAGACTAAGGCTCAACGTGCTGCGGATAAAGCCATCGGCTAATTCCACCTGGACTCCAGAGCATCGGAGTCCTATGTAGTTCTTACACAAAACACATACACATTACACACTTAGATAGTCTCACTATCATCACTCCTGTGCTCACTCAGGAGATAGATAGCCTTCTGCTGTAATGGTAGTATAATGGTAGTAAATACTATCATTCCACTATCAGTATAGACCAGTTAATCATGATTAATAGTGGGGAAATAGTGGGAGAATGATAGGTAAATGGTAGTACATTAGTAGTTTAATTTACCTCTCAATCACCCTATGCCCTATCATCACTCTCCTCATTACCTACATATTCCCGATACTCTATCACTCTCAATCTCACACACCAATCCGATGTTATAAAGTAGTACTCCTTAACTACTACCCTACATAGCGTTCCGCTATAAGGACAGGAACAAGAGTGGGATTCATCCCCAAGAGTTTCCTTCAATTAAACCTTTAATCTTAACTTAGGAGATTACTATGTGTAATTGTACTTACAGTTATTACGTACAGTGTGATGTTATCCTGAAAGTTTCTGCTATTGATACGCATTGTCCATTCTGCGTACATGGTGGAGATATATCTGATGATATTCAGTTTATCCCTTTTAAGGGATTTATGCACAAAACACCGTGTGTAAATACAACTGAAATACCATTCTAGTAGTTAACAATCAATGCACTGCTGCTTATACAGAGCAGTGCTATGGGAGATAGTTATGAAAGCTAAAGATACGATAGTATTGGCTCAGGCATTGACTGAGACTATGGCTAGTATAAAACCAGGCACTAGTTCTGGTAGTCAGTATGCCGTCATATTAGATGGCAAGCGTAATAGTGTTGATGAATGGGCATTACGCACATTCATTAGCAAAACTTGGACTCGCATCAAGGGTGAGTTCAACGAACGCTACATGTCACCATGTGGAAACTTCCGATCATTAGTTATTGATTCGGGAGCAGTCAGGATAACATCCTGGCCTCCTACTCCTGGTGCATCACAGTTTGTGATGCGATCAGGTAGATGTGGTAGTTCCACGGGTCAATGGGAAGCAGACTGTTAACAATCAATGCCCTCTTCGGAGGGCATAAGGAGATAACTCATGCCAATAGAATTACAGATAGGACTCTTAGTTTCATTCATAGTCTTGTTAGCTATAGTAGCCATAGCACATACCCAACTATAAGGGGATCACTCATGAAGACTCAACACGTAGTACAACTTACTGGCATGATAGATAACAAGCCCGCTAAGACTCACCAGGCTGACGATGTGCGCATCTTCCAGGCTAAGGGTATCAATGGTGGTATGTCCATCGATAACACCAATGAAGGCTCTCCTGTGCTTATTACAGCTAAAGGTACATATCCTCTCAGCTGGAACAGAGCAGGCTACTTTGAACCTGACTTTGATCATGTCAAAGTACATGTCATCATCAAAGCAGTTGTTGCCCGGGTAATATACTGGGCTTGAACCAATAACATAGGATATAACTGTGAAATTACGAACAACTTGTGAAGCAATATTGTGGGTTGGCTTCTTCGGAATTAATGAAAACGGCGATCAGCCGGAGTGTGGTTGTGAAATAGAAGAAGAGGTTGAAGACGATTGCATCGACACTGAGTCTCCTGGGATACGTCCATCGTATTCAGTACGGTGCCCTAAATGTGGTAGTCTACTTGAATGGCCTCACGAATGGGAAATTATTTGAACCAATAACATAAACATAAAGCTCCTCTTCATCGGGGAGCTTAGGAGATACATTATGGCAATTAAACTGTTATTAGCTAAACCTGCAGAAGTAGGTAAAGAATTAGCAAAAGTACACTTTTCAATGAGTGTAGAACCCGGTGCTGTACATGGTATAAAGCTGCATCAAGATAACTCAGGTAACTGGTTCCCTGAACTACATATTTCCCTTACTGGTATTAGGGACACAGATACTGATTTTGTACTATGTAATATCGTAGATAGGCTAAACGAAGTAATACGCCTACTACAGAGTAAAGATGCAGCTAAAATCAAAATAGCTGCAGATATGCTATCTGACTAAATAAAATACCCTCAGTCTCTATGATGAGGGTTAAGGAGATCACCATGACTAAAGAAGAGGCAATGAAGCTCTACAACCTTGTTGATCCAAAGCAAGTAACACTCCATTTTCTCGTCGATAAGACAATCTTTGATCCCGATGTTGGAGTAGAACTTCACTATGCCGGGATTAAGGTTGAAGCTGGCTGTACCCAGTGTTGGGTAGAACTACGGAGATACTCATGAAAACAATAACCTATCTATACTTTTGTACACTTGGAGGATTATCCAATCCAAGGTGTTACACCCTAGTTCATCGCAACGGCTCTTACGTCTATTCAACATATCACATTTGGGGTTAACTACATGAAAATAACAACTGAAGTACTGTGCACTTGGCCGGCTGATGATATTACTATCGTTCAGACAGCTCAAGATAGTAATGGTGGCACTAGACCGGGTGCGTATATAGGTATTCGTATTGATGAGGTAGATGCTGTTATCAAAGGTCTTATAGAGGCTAGAGCACAAGCTATAGGCCATAATCAGGATTATGCTGAGTATGAGATGAAATGTAGGGCTGATTATGCCTTACAATTAAAAGAAGTATAATATATATTACTCAGTAGTATAAAGGAGAATAGCATGTTCACCCTCTGCAATGTGTACCGCAATCAAAGATGGCAACAGTTTTGGTACAAGAAAGTAAAATCTGTACGGGCACACTATGCTGTGCTTCGTGAAATGAATAGCTAAAGGAGAATACCATGAAACTACCACCAACACCTTGGACATTCAAAGATGAGTGTGCTGCTAATCAGTATGCCATACTTGATGCGGAGGGTAATTGGATAGTATCGCTGTTGCATAATGGTGAGGCTATGCCTGTGAAGCAGGCTCGAGTATTACAGCTTATGACGGCTGCTCCCGAGTTATTGGCTGCCCTGGAGGCTATAGCTACTCTTGACCCTGAACATGATTCAGAGAATGGCTACAACGAATGTGGTGAAGCAGAGTGTTTCACCAAAGCTCAAGTAATTGCTCAAGCAGCATTACTTAAAGTCAACTCCGTTACATAATCCTGTTGTAGTTATTAACCCATAATTAAACTTAATGAGGTAACGCCATGTAAATAGGTAATTAAGCCCAGTAGCCTAAGATACTATTGGCCGGCATGTAGTGGGCATGTTGAAAGCAAAACCCACTTCTCTTTATCACCCTGCTGTAATCCATCCTCTGTGTAACACACTCCTCTAAGCCTTCGGCTGAATGGTTGGTAACTAGCATCTTGCTGGTATTTAATCAATCATTCATCCGGAGGCTTTCCTATGTCTATCAAACGCAACTACTTCTTCACCCGTTCAAATCGCATTGTAGTAACTCGTAGAAAATCAACCTGGAAATATGTAGGCCGCAATACGCGTGCTGCTCGTGTTTAACTGAATTAATGCCAATAGTGATATTGGCATTGCTTTTAAATTAACCAGGGAGTATAGAGCATGAAATACGTATTCATAGTTATCCCCGTATTAGTGTTTGTTTACCAGATAGTAACCTTTGCTCAGGCTGCAGGCCTGTAGGAGTTAATTCATGGCTCGATTTAACGGTAGTGACTACGTACCCGGGAGAGACAACGATCGTCTTGATAGACAGATCGGTAGGATCTGGAACTTAATGAAAGATGGTAAACGTAGGAGTCTTGCTGATATAGCAGCTGCTACGCAAGATGGCACTGCGAGCATATCAGCTCAACTCAGACACCTTCGTAAAGAACGCTTTGGATCACACGTAGTAGAGAAAGAATATGAGGGAGATGGTCTGTACTTGTACAGGGTCATTCCCAATATCACTCAGCCTCTTGCCATATAGGTAGCTACAAAGCCTTCGGCTATACAGACAGAACGCCTAATATCGGGCAAATTATCAATCATCATTATCAATGGAGAATCCTCATGACACTTCACAAGAAAGATCAATCACTCGTACCCGTAGTTGATGCAAAGAACAACGCAGTAGCATTCGTTAATTGGAACTTGCCTCTTGCAGATGGCAGAATGCTCCGTTCCAGCAAGGGATTCCCTATCTTCCAGAATCCCAAATATCCCAACAAGAATGAGGACATCCTCGTAAACCTGGCTAAGAAGCACGGTGGCAGTGTAACTGTTACCATGGAGTGCAGAATCATGCTCAATACTGGGGCTACTGCAGATGATTTCGACCTCGATCAGATCGTGGTTACGCCGACAGAGGTTCATCCTCAGCCGGCACCAACAGAGATCATTCAGTAGTACTACCTGAAGGGCTACTTGCTTGTATAGAGGTAGCCCTTCTTTACTTGTTATTAAAGGATAATATGCCTGTAGATCCGGAGTGGTTAATGAAAATGCTTAAAGAACTTGCAAATAGAAAGAAGCTTATCTTCTGTCCTGATTGTGGAGAAGCTTTGATCCAAGAAGATAACTACCACTACTGTGATAACTGTGGGTATATCGGGGAGATCGAATGATTCCAATAATTAAAGAGGGGAGAGCTGCCTATGTATATGGAGGTAATCCTCAAGAGTTGTGTCCATACAAGGAACCTCTATCACGAGAGCAATTAGCCTGGTCTGTAGGTTGGTATAAGGCTCAAGCAGATAGCGTGAGTAAGCTCTATAAGGACTTACGCGAAGGAGATATAATAGTCAATGCACTCATTCATGCAGAGCTGAGAGGTGCTAGAGACTACAGCCCTAATTACACGTATGAAGAGGTCTGTCCTTACAGAGGTACTGAGTACATCGGTGCCTATGTCAAAGGATGGTTTAGAGGTAAAGCCCAATATGAACTCAAGAATGGGGTGAAAGATGCTAAAACGCTATAGCCAGAAATGGCTACGATACTTTGTGAAAATGCTCGTCGGTGTGCCGTTCTTCAACGAGATTGGTGAGACAAGAAGAAGTAGTAGATACCGAGCGTACTCTTCTGTTGCTTTGGCCGCAGTGATGACAATGTTAGGGGGGTAAAGTATGAAACGTAACCTAAAAAAACTAACCCGATGTCAATCGTAGTACGCATTGTAATAATCTCCTTATTCCTCATAGCCTACGCGATCGTAGGTACCGCAGATCATGATTTTAAATTCCCTGGAGATCCGGATGATCGGATTTCTATGACCAAATCAAAGAGGTAGCCTAATGGCGAAATATCGCGGAGTAATCATTAATGTAGTCAAAGATATAATCCCTGGCTCTGATATTAAAGAGCTTTCTAGTGGTGGCTTTAAACTGTGTGCGCCTAAGTACGTCACTTCGTATCAATATGCAGGCTCTTACCCGTGTTCTACATTACGGGAAGCTAAGGACTCCATTGAGGCTATATACCAAAGCTGTAAAGCCCTTGGTGGTGTTACAGAAAAGAAGTTATTTGCCTCTATTATGAATGAGGAATAGCCATGTTGAGAGCATCAGAATTCTATGTCCAACAGCAGATCGGTAAATCCGGAGGTCAGCCCGAGATAGACCAGGCTATTGAGCTTATAGAAGAATACCTGGCTGGAGACTACTATCAGAGCAAGAGTCTCAGACTCGCTGAGTGGAGTCCAGACAGAGGTACGATCTATGAAGTAGTACTGACAGTGTTCACAATAGTACTGTCAGTGCGTAGCCTCACCTATCAAGCAATATGTGGAATGATGGCTTCACGTATTGGTGTCTTGGATCACATGGATCAAATCAAGACTACTGCAGAGGTCATCGCTATCATCAGTAAAACTGGCCTCATCAACATCAAGAGAACCGGTTCAGGTAATCATATCATGCTCGATTCAGACTATGAGATAGATGGCATTCCTGAGCTTGAGCGTCACGCTATACTCACAGATAAACCACCTGAATTCGAGGAGAATTATCATCATGAATTTGGCAGTCTTATTCTTGGCGGCAGAGCTAATCACCATAGTGATGATATCTGTCTTGATCATCTCAACAGGATGAATGGTATCAAATTAAAGCTTAATAGGCCTTTCCTACGCAAGTATGAAGAGGCACCTACTTATGCCTTAGATACCCAAGATAAAGCTGACCAGTGGGATCAATTCATTACCAATAGCTACCGTACTTACATCAAGTTGGTACGTGAGGGCAATAGGTTCTACCTGAGTCATAAGTACGATAAAAGAGGCAGATGCTACGCCGAAGGGTATCACATCAATACCCAGGGAAGTAGCTTCAAGAAGGCCATTGTTCAGTTGGCTCAATCTGAGCTGGTGGAGATGTGATGAATATACCAACAGGATCCTGGTGTGTCGTACAAAGGCACATCAAGGATATCACGAGTAAGGGTGACATCATTAAGAAGAATATCACCCAGAAAGATGCTAGGAGATTAGCTCTATGGTATGCCCACGAAGACTATCATTACTGGGCTATGCACATTGACAGCTACCATACACCCTTTGCAGAAGGAGATAAACCATGAAAGTATTTTGTAATTGTAACAGTAGTTGGATTATTGGGTTAGGTTATTCATACTCAAGTACGAATCCTCAAGTACAACTGAACACTATACCCGACGCGTATAAGTATTCGTTATCATTTTGGTGTTATAAGTGCTCATATTGGTGCTGGTACGATGCTCATTATGAAAATATGTTATTTGATTTAAGGAGTATGAACCAATGAAGAAACTGGCTAAACCCATCGTTAAGTATGATGGCACAGACAAGTACACTTTCGTCAATGGAATAGCTAAGGTACCCGGTACATCCATGACAATAACCATTAAAGAGTTCAATGATATAAAGAGGTTCAGATGAAACAATGTAAATCATCAGGCTGTACAAGCATGGCAGTCAATGTAGATCCGGATAGAGAACTCTGTGATGTCTGCTTCTACAAGATCCCTCTTAGGGATCTACTTGCAGTCATTCATCGAGATAGTGGTGATTACACCTGGAAGTACGGCATCAAGAAGTCAGCTGCAGATGCTTCGAGGATAGTGAGTAACCTTATTACCCATGCAGAAGCCCACAATACAATTATAGGTTAACCCTTAATAAACTCCAGGTAGAAATACCTGGAGTTATTGGAGATACAAATGAAACATACTCCCGGTCCATGGCGAGTAAATACTACGCACCTAGAAACTAGAGTTGTAATGGCGGATAAAAGGATAGCCACAGTGCATCAATGCATTACAAAATACGATTATTTAAGCGTACCTGTGCAACAGCAAGTTGCAAATGCTCAACTCATAGCGGCTGCTCCGGATTTATTAGAAACATTAGAGAATTTACTTCTTGCGTGTGAATACTGTAAGCCGGAACGTATACTTACATCTAAAGCAGTACTGCTTGCAAGACAGGCAATCGCCAAGGCAAAAGGAGAATGAGATGAAGAGGGATTATTATATGCACAGGTCAGGAGGCTATGCCTTTGATCACGGGGGAAATATTGGGACTCCTTTCAAAGTTTCAATGCTTAGGGCATGTATCAACGATTTGTGCGGATATTGCGTCACGAGCGTACCAAAAGGAGCATCAATCAAGAGAGTTTATATCAGGGCGGCATTAACGCGAGGTGCTCACCGAAAGTCATGGCTTGTTGGCGAAATGAAGAAAGGAAAGTATGGAGAATAATTATGGCAGACATAGTACTGGAACCTCTCATCATAGACTACGTTGACCTTATTGAATTAGAAGGTCAGCGTAAGCATCTCAACAGTATCATCCATGATGATTCTATTCTCAGCTGCATGACCGCAGAACAACAAGATGCACTACAAGGCATAGAGGCTATGCTCGATCAGTGGTCTGATAATCGATACTTTAAGGAGCAGTAAATGAAGCTTGAACTTGATCTTAGCAAGGTATCTCCGAAATGTAAGCGTATGATACTCAAGGATATTACTGCCTGTCTCTATGTTAATATGAAGAGGCTTGGTAATAGCATGAGGGACTCCGGAGATGCACAGCTGGAAGAATGGTACTACGGTACCAAAGAAACAATGATCTATCTTACTAAATATAAGAAAGAGGAAGGATTATGCAGACCTACACCGGAAAACAGTACCTCCAAATCGATATAGCCAACTGTTACGGTCTTGATAAAGAACTCTTTCATAACCGCATTGAATGGGTAGATAATCACGAGCTTCAGCTGGAGGCACTCGTAGATAAAGCAGAGAATCCCTTTGAATATCTTGCCGCGGTAATGGCCTATAGAGATGCTCAATCGAGTATTCCTACAGGACACATGGTTAGCTTCGATGCATGTGCATCAGGATTACAGATCATGGCAGCACTGACAGGATGTCCCATTACAGCAGAGAATACCGGTCTTACAGGTAAGCGCAGAGCAGATATCTACTCTAAATGCACTGGGGTGATGGGTGGTATTCTTGGTTCAGAAGTAGAGGTTAAGCGTCCCGAAGTCAAGAAGGCCTTGATGACCCGTTTCTATGGGTCAAAGGACACCCCTAAGCGTATCTTTGGAGAAGGTACAGATGAATTCAATGCCTTCTATAAGGCATGTGAGATCGTTGCTCCTGGGGCAACAGAGCTGCTTGATGTGCTGCTTGCAGCATGGCAACCCTACGCTCTGAGTCATGATTGGATTATGCCTGATGGCTTCCATGTGAAGGTGAAGGTCATGACCCCTGTCGACACCAAGGTAGAGGTTGATGAGCTTGATCATGCAAGCTTCATGTACAGGCATGAGATCAATCTTGGTACCGAGAGAGGGCTATCATTGGCCGCTAACACTGTGCATAGCTGCGATGGTATGGTGGTACGGGAGCTATGCCGGCGATGTAACTACAACCTGAATACGCTTATACATACTCGTAATTTACTTATGAATTACATCGCTAGTACAGCGCCTCATGATAGAACATGCGTACCCCTCATTGAAGAGTATGCCATGAAATCGGGGTTTGTATCTATTGTAGGTATAGATCATGTGAATCATGCTTCTATCGTTGACTTCGGACACCCATACCTGTTGAAACTATATTCACTGGTAGATCATGTACTAGAACATAAACCCTTCCCTGTGGTGACTATCCACGATGCCTTCAAGGCTCATCCGAACAACATCAATACGGTCAGACAGACCTACATTGATATCATGGCAGAGATAGCCGAGAGTAACATGCTCGAGTTCATGCTATCTCAGATCGAAGACAAACCTGTCACAATACAGAAGTACTCACCTGATCTCGGAGAACTTATCAGAGATGGGGAGTATGCACTGAGTTGAAATCATACAGTCATGGGAAATCGCCTCCGGCGATTCTTGTGACTGTGTTTTTTTTTGTCAGGAAAGAGAGTTAAGAAAAATACCATCGAACCTATATACTAAGTTTTCAAAATCGACCTTTTTCGGCGATATGAAGACTATATACTAAGGGGTATTTTTGAGGGTATTTCTATACTCTAACTGCCTGACCAACAATTAACTTCTATATTGAACCAACAAACAAAGGAGATATCCCATGGGAGCACCTGTGCCTGTAAGTAGTGGTATTCGTATTAACACCGAGGAAGCTGTTAAGGCTGTCAGCATGTGCTTCCAGACTAAGCTTGTTCCTATGCTGAGTGGTAGTCCTGGAACAGGAAAGAGCGCTGTCCTGCATCAGATAGCCAAGAAGTTCAAACTGTTCTTAATAGATATTCGTTTAGCTCAGTGTGACCCGGTTGATCTTTCAGGCTTCCCTATTACCTCTGGGCTGAAGGCTAAGTACTTGCCTATGGATATCTTCCCTCTTGAAGATGACCCTATTCCTGCTGGATACAATGGCTTCCTCATTCTGCTTGATGAAATCAACTCTGCATCGATGGCAGTCCAGGCTGCAGCTTACAAGCTGGTATTGGATAGAAAAGTCGGTCAGAAGAATCTTCACCCTAATGCTGTCATTGCCTGTGCGGGTAATCTGATCACTGACGGGGCCATAGTGAATCGATTGAGTACTGCCATGCAGTCACGCATGATACATCTCGAATTGATGGTAGATCATAAGGTATGGTCTATGTGGGCCTCTGCTAATCATCTGTCAGATAAGGTCATCAGCTATATCAATGCTTGTCCTGATAAGCTTCATGTATTTGATCCTCACCATAATGACAAGACCTTTGCCTGTCCAAGAACTTGGTCGTTCACATCCAGTATCGTACAGTATGGAAAGATGTCTTTGAAGGAGAAGCTTCCTGCTATTGCAGGTGCAATCAGTGAAGGTATTGCCCGGGAGTTTATCACCTACTGTGATGTCTATCAGTGGATTCCCACCTATAAGCAAATCATCGCAGATCCGAAGGGTATTGCCCTCACGAATGAGCCGAGCATGTTGGCTGCCCTGGCGGGCACAGTGGGATCAAACGTGACTGTAGCAGACCTTCCCAAGGCTATTCAGTACATTCACCGTCTACCTATTGAGTTCCAGGTATTTGCATTAAGAGATGCCTGTAAGCGTAATCCTCAAATGGTACGTGAGAAGGATGTTATTGATTGGCTCAATATGAATAGTGAGGAGTTGTTCTGATGGATGAACCAATCAAAACTACAGGTGAGTTAGTGCCGTACACGCATCATCCTGATGGTAGAAGAGTTGACGCCAGTGCAGGTGTAATACCTGGAATAGTTAGCGCATATTTTAAATGTAACGACTGTGGCACTATATTCCCATATGCGAAATATTGGAATAGTCAAGATGACTGCTATGAGTATGCCATACGTTGCAATGGGCAATCAATAACGCTATGCCCCTGGTGCAGAGAAGACAGTCAACCGTGGACTGTTGGTAGGGGTAAGTGAACCCATAAAATAATAAAGGAATACAAATTGATGGGCTACTTCAAAGAGGACACTATAAAAATGAGTCTGATATGCACTATCCGGCTCATTGCAGATAAGCTCAAGGTAGATGTGGAGTTTGATTCATTGGATCGATTGAGCTATGACAATCTCAATACTTTCAGAAATGAACTCCTTGAAGAATACAATGCTAAAATAGCAAAAAGAAAAGGAGTTCCTGGAATATGAGAAAAGAATGCGTAGCAACAGTAGAAGAAGCCCTGATTTATATAACTGATTGCAATCTTGCCACAGTATGTAATATGGCCTCATTGAAATCTAGGCCTAAAGGTGAATTTAGGCGTCAAATTGCTATAGCTCAATCAGCTTGTGATTGGATTAAACGCTTCAATATTAATGCTGAATCTACAAGGGCTGTAGATATTATAGGTAAAACTACTGTAGAAAACTGGGCTTATCAATTCATGCCAAAAAAATAAAGGAGTTTCCCATGTGGGAGAATCGAGAGAAGATCCTAAGCAATGCTAAGTTAGGTTTAATGGCACCTAATGATACAGGCGACTATAGTAAACACCCCATCTTTTACAGTTCAATCCTATTCTCATTAAAAATATCTTTTACAGATAAAGTACCTACTGCCGGTGTTGATGGTAAAAACCTTGTCATTAATCCTGATTGGTTTTGTCCATTAAAGCCTAAAGAGCAGGTAGGTTTGTTGGCTCACGAAGCTTTGCATATTGCCTTTAGGCATATCGACTACTTCAGGGATTATAACCTGAAAGAGTTCAGTCCTGCAGCAGAGCATTATCTCTGGAATGTTGCCGGGGATCATGTGATCAACCTGGCCTTATTAGAAGCTGGCTACCATATACCTCCTGGTGGATGTGCTGATAGACGCTTCTACAATATGAGTACTCTGCAGGTGTATAGAGTGCTTCACAATGAATACGATGCTACTCAACCTCAGCCACAACCTGGGGATGGGGATATCGTATTCCCCGAAGAGGGTAGTTCGGCTAAAGAGGAGCGTGAGATTGCTGATCTACGCGCTCATATTACCGAGGTAATAGGTAAGGCTGCAATAACCTCAAAGATGGGTGGAGAGAATCCTGGAGCTATTCCTGGGGGCATACTCCGTACCCTTGATGAGGTGCTGAATCCTCTATTACCGTTTGAGGTAATCCTTGCAAATTACATGAGTGTATATGCAAAGGACGATTACACCTACCGAAGACCAAACAGAAGGTTCTTACCTGATGTTTACCTTCCCTCTGCTTATGGAGAACACCTCTGTAACATAGCATGTGTGTTTGATGTTTCTGGTTCAGTTACCAATGAAGAACTCAGTTCATTCGGTAGAGGTGTTCGTACTATAGCTGAACAGCTTAAACCTGAGAAAATAACTCTCGTTGAATTTGATACTGAGATCCGAGGTATCAGAGACATTACAGCAAGTAATAATGTAATGGATGTAAAATTCAGTGGTGGAGGAGGAACCATCATTAAGCCAGTAATGAAATGGATCCAAAAGAATAAACCTGAAGTCACTCTTATCTTTAGCGATGGTGACTTCTATAAACCTGATATTAATCCTGGTTCAGATATTATTTGGATCATCCACAGTAACCCGGAGTTCACTGCACCATTTGGTAAAGTGATTCATTATAAACTTGTTTAATTAAAGGCCAGACGATGAGTACAATGCAACTTACGGATGATCAACAAAATGCGTCTGCTGCATTTACTGATTTTCTGTTAAATGAAAATGAGAAGTACATGGTAATAGCTGGAGCTGCAGGTACAGGAAAGAGTACTCTCATGCGTCATCTAGTAAATACCGTTCAGGCAAAAATGAGAATGTTTTCTCTGCTGCTTGGAAAGAAACGAGAGCAAGGTGATTTCACTATTGAACTCACCGCTACAACGAATAAAGCTGCAGCAGTATTATCTGATTTATCTGGCGATACTGCTCGCACTATCCATTCTCGATTAGGTCTTGTTGCTAAACAAGATTTCAAAACAGGAGAGCTTGAATTCATTAAAGGTAAAAACTATGAGGTTATTTATAATACCCTCCTAGTTATTGATGAGGCTTCCTTCATAAGCAGTAAGCTGTTCAAAGATATCGATTCATCAACAGTGGATTGTAAGATTCTACTTGTAGGCGATCAATATCAATTAGCACCAGTCAGACAAACTGTACCAATCATGGATTCTATTGATTGTACCAAGGTATCTCTTGATAAAATCATGCGTCATGGTGGAGCTATTGCCGAATCTGGGGCTAACTTCAGAGAGACAGTTAAGACCGGTATCTTCACTGATATTACCCCTAATGGGGTAGATATCATTCATGTCGACGGTCCTACCTTTCAGCGTATGATTGATGATGAATTTACTCATCCGGATTACGAAGCATCAAAGGCACGTATTCTTGCCTGGACTAATGAAAAGGTACAGCAATACAATGCCCATATCAGAAGCATACTAGGGTATGATTCACAGTTAGGAGAGGGTGATGTACTTACTACCAATAACCCTATTTTAGCTAAAAACTATACTCTGGCTAACACCGATGCCTTTGTAAGAATCACCGATATTATTCGTGAAGTTACTAATCAAGGTATATCTGGAAGAATAGTAGAAATCAATAACATGTATGAATACTTCCTTCCGGATAGCCAATATGAGGTAAGCCAGCTATTGAAACAATATGCTAAGGCTGGTAACTGGATGCAGTATTATAGTATTAAGAATCACTGGTTAGACCTACGACCAGTGTATGCAAGCACCATTCATAAAGCGCAAGGCAGTACTTATGATACTGTGTTTATAAATCTGAGTGACATTGGTCGCTGTAATATAGCATCTGATGTAGCACGTATGATGTACGTTGGAATGACTCGGGCGGCAAAGAGAGTAGTATTATATGGTCAACTTCCAGAAAAATATCGAGGTAAACACTAATGAGATTCATCAAATTTACTATAGGTAAACAACGCTACGCCGTATATGAAAACGGCTTAGTATACTCATTTCAAAAGAACCGTTGGTTACATATTTTTGGTAATGGTACAGGATATAAAAATGTGAAATTATGGGATGGCTCTAAAACAATAATTATGTATTTGCATATTCTTGTTGCTACACATTTTATAGCTAATCCGGAAAACAAACCGGAGGTAAATCATAAAGATGGTAATAAAGAAAATAATCATTTTTCTAATTTAGAGTGGAATACTAGATTAGAAAATATGACCCATGCTTATGACTCAGGGTTATTTTCCGAATATCGCCGTATACAGAGAGAAGAACGAAACCGTTGGGTAGGCCTTAGTAATTCAACTAGAACTATCCTGGCGGTCACAGATATACACAACAAGACAGGAAACTATAAAGTTTTAACACGGTGTAAATGCTCAAATGAACTGCTCATGTACTTCAATGATTTTCAGAAGGACAAGCAAAATTATTGTGCAAAATGCCGACCTAAAAGTAGCTATAGTTAAGTGGGGGGATATAATGTTAACTCTAGGTGAAATCAAAACCAGAAATAAGTATTTGCTTACTATACGCTCAGTATTTGAAAGAACTGTATATGAGCAAAGGGATCTAGCTAAAGCTGAAAGAATCGAAGAAGCTATAGCTAAAAATACCAGATTACTTGGAGATGTTTCACCTACATTTATTTATAAGGGAGTCATCTATCAAGCCTGGTGGTACGGTCGACAGAAGGGATTCAACAGACAGATACATCCCGATGCTCTTGCAGATGTTATATTTGCAATCGATAATCAAGACTTTGATGTACTCGTTGAAGAAAAGAAAGTGATGAACTACATCAATAATACATTGGGTATATCTCAACATGTAAACGATCTATTCTGCTTAATACCTGATCGTATTCATTCGCCGATAAGACAAATTAATACCCAATATTTTAATATTGGTGAACCAATGACAGAAGACCAACTGTCTCAATTCAAAGAAAACAATCGATCGGGATTGATTGCATTTAAGCGATTATTCCTTGAAAGATTAATTATGTCCTAGAGGAGTATTATGAAACGCTGGCGTAAACAACCAAGTGCAACAGGCCTTGCAAAAATATGTCAAGGTCCAAGAGGATATGAATTACGTGAGAATGGTGTAATTATTGCTCATGTTGCCCCTGTAACTAAAATTAGGTTTACTATAGTTGGGTGGTATTGGTATGGCTTTGGTAAGAATACTTACGGTAATCCTGTAAAAACTGCTGAAGAAGCCAAAGCACAAGTAATGGCCTATTTAAAAGAAAAAGGATAAAGAATGCGTCATATATTGTTTGGAGCAGACGCGAGTAAACTTACAGTTGCCCTTCTGATAAAAGATTCCAGCTTCAACAAAGCACACATACTAACCCAGTATGTAAACCCTCTTGTTGAGGCTGGAATAAGCAAAGATAGTATTGTTGCATTCACACTTAAATATGGTGCATCAAAGAAAGTCAAAGCGGCATATCAGAAGGAGTACCTGGACGTACTACTTCCTGCAATAGATGAACTCGGTATTAAAGTTTTATACTGCACTGATACCGAGTATTTCAAAACCTTAACTAAGAATCGTACAGCAGAACCTTTTCATGGATGTGTAGTGCCGTGTGCATTGAATGTATCTATGGATGTTGTACTCGGTATTAATTACCAAGCAATATTCTATAATCCATTACTTAAACCTAAATTAGAAGTGTCGCTTAAAACACTATCTGATTGTTTATTGAACACTCATATTGAACCAGGAAATAACATCATTCACCTGGGCTTATATCCAGATTCGGTAGATGATATCAAAGCTAGTTTAGAGAATCTTCATCAATACCCGATGCTCACATGTGACATCGAGGGCTTCAGTCTGAAGTTCTACAACTGTGGTGTGGGTACCATATCGTTTGCCTGGGATGAACATCATGGTATTGCCTTTGCGGTGGACTGTGGACCCGAGGGTAATGGGGCTGTAGTGAGGGATCTCATTAAAGAGTTCCTTACATCCTACAAAGGTACGCTCATTTACCACCGAGCAGCGTTTGATATAAAGGTACTTGTGTATCAGCTTTGGATGAAAGACCTGGGTGATTATGCAGGTATGCTTGATGGTATTGAAATACTCACGCGTAAATTTGAAGATACTTTACTCATAGCCTATCTTGCTACCAACAACACAGTAAAGAATATATTAGGGTTGAAGCACTTGGCTCAGTCATTTGCAGGTAACTGGGCACAAGAAGAGATCAATGATATTACACTCATTCCTTTAGATCAATTGTTGGAGTACAACCTGAAGGATTGTTTAGCTACTTGGTTCGTATTCAATAAATACTACCCTAAAATGGTAGAGGATGACCAACTGCATTTCTATTTGAACCAAATGAAACCAGCAGTAAAGCTCATCCTACAGATTGAATTAACCGGTATGCCTATTGACCCTGTAAAGGTTCAAGAAGCACGAGCAATACTTGAGAAGATAGTAGGTGAGCACCACGCATATCTTGAAAATTCTCCTATCATAAAAGATTTCCATAATCAACAATTAGAGGAACGGGTTGCTTATGACAATACCAAGCTTAAAAAGAAAGTAAGAGTACTAAGCGACTTTGCTGATGTGAAGTTTAACCCGGGCAGTGATCAACAGCTTCAAGGTCTTATCTATGATTACCTCGGCTACGAGGTTATTGATACGACTGATGGTGGTCAGCCGGCAACAGGAAGTAAGACTCTTGAGAAGCTCATTAACCATGCTAAAACAGATGTGCATAAGGAAATATTTGAGCATCTGATTGGCCTGGCTAAAGCAGATAAAATACTCACAAGCTTCATCCCTGCATTTGAACAAGCTCAACAGTTACCAGATGGGTCATATAGATTGTATGGAAGCTTTAACCAAGGTGGTACGCAAAGCGGGAGGCTTTCTAGCTCAGATCCGAACATGCAAAACATACCTTCTGGCTCAAAGTACGCTAAGATTATCAAGGCGTGTTTTATATCATTATTTGGTTGGTTGTTCTGTGGTGCAGACTTCAAAGCATTAGAGGCAGTATGTGAGGCATTACTTTCCAAAGACCCTAATAAGCTGAAGGTATACATAGATGGGTTTGACTCCCATTGTGTAAACACCTATGCATATTTCGGGGATCAAATGCTAGATATCGATCCTAATTCAGTTGAATCAATTAATTCGATACAAGACAAATATAAACCTCTACGGCAGAAATCAAAATCACCAACCTTCGCTTTACAATACCAAGGTACTTGGCGCACTATTATGAAGAGTGCCGGCTTGACTGAAGTAGTTTCCAGACAGGTAGAAACCAACTATCATAAGCTCTACGAAGTATCAGATACATGGATAAAAGGTGTACTTGATGCTGCCCATACCGATGGCTTCATCCTTGGTGCCTTTGGCCTCAAGATAAGAACACCCATCCTCAAGCAAACCGTTATCAGTAAAAAAATGCCCTACATGGCTACTGCTGAACGCAGATCAGCCGGCAATGCCAAGACACAGAGTTATGGATTGCTCAACACCAGGGCTGCTGTAGAGCTTCAGGACCGCATTCTCAAATCACCCTATAGGCTCGACATCATGCCGTCAGCTCTCATCCATGATGCCATATACATGATGGTAAGAAACAAGCCATCTGCCGTTAAATGGCTTAATGACAACCTCATTGAGTGTATGTGCTGGTGTGAACTACCAGAGCTTCAACATGATATCGTTAAGCTAGGGGCTGCTATGGATATCTATTGGCCCCATTGGGGAACTGCACTCACTCTCCCGAATAGTATAACCAAGGAGGAAATTCAAGCTTTAGCTCTTGAGTATAAAGCAAAGGTAAACTCACCTAAATGAACGAATATCAATATTACTGTAATTGCGTCGATTGGCCTAGGGAGGATGTAAATGCCTTAACAGAGATGATCGATAAGGAAAGAGCTATCTCACGTAGGGTATTTGTGACTCATGTAAGGAGGTCAGATCTCCTCTGTTTAGAGAGACTCATGGGTTATACCATGGGTACTCTCACTATGGCTGGAGACTGGCATGTCCAATACTATAAATCAAAATACAAAGGAAATACCGCTTACTACTTCAAGCATAGCGCGATTGAGTATGTATTTTTGAGCCAAGAACAAAAGGAAATATCTGTACCATGGCAACACCTAATTACACAAAACAACTCAAAGACAATGGCATAACCGCTACGAGTGACGGCTTACTTTGTGATTTCATATACAGAGGCCTCTACTCGGCAGCTGTAGCTACATTGGAAGAATCTGTAAGTAAGCGTAGGCTGGAGCTTAAATTTCTAGCTGAGTTAAAAAATAACCTCAAACAAGAAATACTCCTCGCTCGTATAGAGGAGCACCTGAAGGAAACTAATGTATAAACCACTTAAAGTAGAGTTAATGTCTGTCTGGGGTGTATTGGAATCGATTGAGGCTATGCGTTTACCTAAAGGTAGTGAGAGTGATAGTCATTTTAACTACGATGGCAGCATTGCACTTGGACCTGGTGACATTGATCTCGCTGGCAGACTTATTCGTGCCGGCAGTGACCATGCTAAGGCTATGCGGGGTATTGTAGTCTATATTCGTATGGAAATGCAGGTAGGATTCATGATTGAATTCGAGACTTACCGGCATGGTGTGGAATGTCTTTCTACGTCCTCTGCTATGCATGGTGAGTTAAAAGAACTCACCGGTATTTCTCTTGCAGAACAGAAGCAGGCTGATCTTCCAGGTAAGGTATACACCCGTATTGTCATGATATCATACCAAGCATTACGGGCCATGTATAAGGCAAGAAGGAAGCACCGTCATCCGGATTGGCAGATATTCTGTAATTTCATTGACAGTCTCCCTCATTTTAATGTACTGATAATGCCGGAGTTAAAGTTGAAATAACATTAAATTTTATCCAGAGCTGGTGCAGGCAGATGGTTCGATCCCATTCAAAAAGACACCGAGGAAACAAGGATCAAGTGCTGGTGCAAAACGTGTTGGGACACGCAAGAGACAAACAGGTTCGATTCCTGTATTCCCACTGGATAATTAAGGAGAATCCCATGGATGGTACATACCGAGAACAACTTGAAAGGTTGGGTCTACCTGTGGATTACGATCCATGGGCTGAATTACGTAAGCAAGCCGAGGATGAGAAACCGAAGGTTGAAAAGAATAATCTCAAACAGGCACGGAAGGCAGCATTACGCCTGAAGTATCGGAAACCCATAAAGAATAAATAATCTACTGCTGCGTGGTTGTAATGGTTAACACTGCCCCTTTGCTAAGGGAGATATAGGTTCGAGTCCTGTCACAGCATCTGAAGGAGAAACACATGAGTAATACATTTTACAAGGTATGGCTCCAAGTTGAAGAAATTAACTTAGACGAAGACAAATATGAAAACGTAGGTGAGCCTGATTATTTAAAAAGAGAGTTCCCCTCGTTTGAAACAGCAATTGCTGCCTTAGACCATGCAGTAACATCATTTAATCCACCCAAGTGGTCTGTGCTTCTCGGGTACCCTGATTACCTTGATACCGCTGAAACCTATTACGCCTGGGTGGAAGCATTCACAGTAGAAGAAGCTGTCACCATAGCCCGGCAGAATGCCGTTGAAGCTAATCGTGACCATGAATGTAAAGATGATGATCACATGTCACCCGATGATTTAAATGTACTGCTCGTTACTGCAGGGCATATAAACGCAAAAATGCGAAAGGAAGATTAATGAAAATACCCTACATTGGACCTTATCCTTTGGTTCAAGCAAAAGATGGCGACGCAGGATTTGACATCGCTAGTAATGAAACCAAAGTTGCTCATCAGCACTCATCCACGAAGTTCTCTACAGGCCTGTCAATGGCTATCCCTCCGGGATATGTGGGTAAGGTCGTGTCTCGTTCAGGCTTATCATTTAAGCACTGTATAGAGGTCGGTGCCGGCGTAATCGATTCAGGTTACAGAGGTGAGATCAAGATTCATCTGCATAACTTCGGGGATAACCCCGTAGTGATCAATAAGGGAGATCGCATTGCTCAGATCATTATTCTGAAGCATGAGACTCCTGTGTTTGAGCTGGTTGAATCCTTGGATCAGACTGATCGTGGAGCTAATGGCTTCGGTCATACAGGCACAAGTGCCTTAGAATCATATTACCAAAACGGTATCTAAAATTTGACTGTGGGGCATGGTCGTAGTTCAACTGGGAGAACACCTGTGCAAGTCTCTGGAAGTAAGGTCATTCCTTACTACAAGCCCTAGACGGGTATGTTGTAGGTTCGAGTCCTATCGGGCACACCCCCACAGTCATTTCTTTTAAAGGAGAGATCATGCGCAAGCTGACTCTGGATGAAAAAATAACACTGAAAGGCCTACTGGCTAGAAAGCCTGGATTCTCTGGTCCCACCGTAGCCAAAGCAGGTATGCGTGACATACTGTTTTGGTGGCGATGGTGCTACGGATCGTCCATTACAGACTACGCCAAGATCAGGCCAAGGAGAGTAAAATGTCTGAACCAAGAACAAAAACAACTAACTCTAATCCCTGGAGAATAGATAAGAAATACTCTGTACAGGATTGAATATACGAGTGTTCCTCTAATAATACCCGTCTGGGTTACTTGGATTGGGTAGACCACATGAAGGAGAGTAATGAACAAGTGGAAAGCAAGGCCTAATGCCAAGTGCATATCGGTGTGGGTTGATCCCAAAACGATAGAGATGCTGGAGGTATTAAAGGAAGCTTCCGGTAACTTTAACTATCAAATCATTGAACTCGCTGTTCAAAGCATATTCCAAAAGCATCAACATTTACTACTAAAGGAGACTAATGATAACAGATCCTTGCCTACTGGCTATTGATCTTGCATTTCGTAACGTAGGTTTAGTTCTCTTGGTTAAGGGTACTCCAATAATATGGGGCACTGCTAAGACAAAAGCTGTTAAACGAAAACAGGATCGTATTAGTGATGTATTTGCGTCTGAATGTGCGGATTTATCTAATCGACTGCATAAAATTATTAATAAGTACCCAGTTAAGGGAATAACAGCAGAACTTCCAAACGGATCCCAAAATGCTATAGCTGCTAAATTACTTGGAGGTGCTGTAGGTATTCTCGCTGCTGTAGCCTCTTGTAATAATATTCCAGTGGAATGGATATCTGAAGGTGACTCCAAAACTGCAGCGTTTAATCGACGTAAAGTAACAAAAGAAGAGTCAATGCAGTGGGCGCGAAATAAATACCCTGTGTGCAATTTTCCAAAAGCAGCAAGTACATTTGAGCATATTGCAGATGCTCTATTGGCCTACAATGGGCTACGCAACGGGTTACTTATAAGAACATTCGGGTAATCTATAATCTGAACCAAAAACAAAAGGAAAGAATGAAACCTTACATTGCAGTAAAGGCTGTCAACGCTATGTCTATGAGTCTTGGTGAGTACAACCAGTTCCGTGGCTGGACTATACCTAAAGATGAAGACCCTGCTACTCAGGGGTATCTTGTTGAATACTCTGATGGATATAAATCATGGTCGCCGGCCAAAGCTTTCGAGTCGTCACATCTCGAGATTGATGATCCAACCAAAATAACTGAAGCTGATCTCGACAGGTTCATTGGAAATTCCGAGGAAACTGTAAGTGTAGGTAAACTTGATGAAAAAACTACACTGGTCAAATTAATACCCCGCACTGGGTTCGTTCAATACGAAGTATCCAGTTGTGTTGATCCTAAGAATTATGACGAGCTGCTTGGTGCTGAAATCTGCATGAAACGCATACGTAGTAGGCTTTGGCCCATGCTCGGGTTTGTTCTCCAGTGGGCTAATAATGGTCTGCTACCACTAACCAAGAAGGAGTAACCTATGGGCCTCATGGAGGCACTGTTATGGCTAACCCTTACCGTGTACCATGAAGCTCGTAATCAAGATCAATTTGATCAGATAGCCATCGCGCACGTTGTCATTAACAGAGCCAAGAAACACAATAAGTCCATCAAAGAAACCGTCCTATATTACAAGCAGTTCAGCTGGACCTACCTCAAGCAAGACTGGTACCCCTACGATCATAAAGCATTCCTACAATGCTTCCAGAGTGTACTTATAGCCAAGCAGGGACATGACTTCACAGGTGGTGCTACACACTACCATGAGAAGAAACTCAAGCATGTATGGCGTAAGGATATGATCTATCTTGCAGACTATGGTTCCCATAAGTTTTATAAGGTAAATTATAGTAGAAGATTAACTAGACGTTAATTTTCTATACATTTAGGACAAAAACCATTAACATCTCTCCTAAGTTCATTTGTTGTTAATTTAATTTAGCTTAGGAGAGATGATGAAAACTGCACTATTCACGAATAAAACTGGAAGTATTCAACCTAATGCCGGAGTCAACACTGTAACAGTAGCCGATTGGGATACTCCCATCGGTATTGTTATTACCACTAACCGTCAAGACGATCGTGTAATGCTCGTCAGACAAAACACCGCTGCTACCGGATGGGAACCTGTTACTGATGGTGAAGGTATTGTTTATCTGAGTGCTAAACGCTTAGATGTAACTCTTACCATGCCTGATGTATATGGCCTTCAGGGATATGTGAAAGGAGTTATGTCTGCTGTTAAGGTGGCATGATGAATTCTTTAAAAAGGTATAGAAATACCTCATTACAACCTTCACTATTTAATTCTATTACTAGAAGAGTAAGTGGCCGAACCTACCTCCTCTCCCCCATGACCTCCTCCCTAATCCTCACCAAAGGCACAGGCAATCCCACACTCACGCGAGCAACTACAGCGTATACCGTGGAC